ATCTTTTGTTGCAGCTGGCGATCGCCATGACCTGCGGCGGCCAGTGGCTGGGGCGCGAGGTGCTGCAGGGCCGGGTGATCTACTTCCCGATCGAGGATGATCTCGACGAGGTGCGTCGGCGCGAGAGCAAGATCACCGCGTTCATGGCCTCGAACGGGATCTACGAGCCGCGCGACCGGGAGTTGATGATCGTCCCGATGGTGGGCGAGGACGCCGTGCTCGGGGTCTATGACAGCCGCCGCGGCGTGGTGCAGCCGACTGGGGTGTTCGCCGCCATCGAGAAGCTGATCGCCGAGTTTCGGCCCACGCTGGTAATCGTCGGCAACCGGGTCAACATCTTCTCGGTCAACCAGAACGACGACGCCCACGCAGTGCAGAGTCTGCGGCTACTTTCGGGACTGTGCGCCCGGCACGAGACCGCGGTGCTGATGCCTGGTCATGTCAGCGTGACCGGGATGAACACCGGCTCGGGCACCTCGGGCTCGGTGCAGTGGTCGAACGGGGTGCGGCTGCGCGGGTACCTGCAGCGGCCCAAAGACGAGGAGACGGGCGCGGCCGACCCGGATCGGCGCGTGCTGCAGATCATGAAAACCAACTGGGGCCCGCCCGATCAAACGATCGAATTGAAGTGGAGCGAAGGGCTGTTCGTGGCCGACGGATTCAACATCACGCCACCGCAGCCGGAGCCGGGCGAGAGCACGGATCAGATGCGGGCGCGGATACGGCAAGAGACTGACGCCGCGGTCGAAGCCGAGTGCATGCGGATGATCAACAAGGCCATTGCAATGGGAATCCGGATGAGCCCGCAGCCGAAGAGCAACAACAATCCAGCGACAATTTTTTCGCGCGATGATCGATTCTCCGAGTGCAAGTACCGTGGGGTTAAGGGCGCCAAGCTGCTTAACATGGCGATCGGCCGGCTGTTCATGCGCGGATTGATCCGAGCGCAGCCTTACGGGGCGCCATCGGACAAGACGCAGGAGATCGTGCTGGCATCGCGCAACTAATACGTAGCTACAATCAATCTCTACACTTGTGCCAAAATCGTCCCTGGTCCGTTCACGGTATGCGTGGAGGGTAGGATTCGGGTGTAATTAATAAGAAAATTAAAAACCTTAATAGTTTCAATATTTATTGGCCTCCACGCATCAACTCCACGCATGCCTCGACGCATGCCTCGACGCATAGGGTGGTGTTTGATTCTTATCAAAGTGCTATGCGTGGAGGTGAGCATATATCAAAAATTGAAAAGCGATGAGATGTGCCTGATATATCGATGCCGACGAGGGCTCCACGCATGGCTCCACGCATAGGCTCCAGACCTCCGCCCTCCGGTCCTATATACTACGTATATGGGCGGGGCCCTCCTGAAGGTCGGGCCCCCGCCCTTGTGTGCGATCGATCCAGCGCTGTGGTCTTGAGGATGACATCGGGGCGGATCGGATTTTTGGATCAAACCCTTGCGCTGGCTACTTGACTTGGCGTAGGACTCGAGGCGGACGGACTGCGGATCATCTTCGGGACCTATGGCGTTCTGGGCGACGCTCGAGACCGAGAGTCAACGCGAATCAATCGTTCGGCTGCTGATCATGCGGACCGGCCGGGAGACCTACCTCCCGCGGATCAAACATCACGCACGAGTCACGCCGTTATTTCCTCGCTACTTGTTCGTCAAAATCGTCGACGACCGATGGTGGGAGGTTCGTTGGACCCCGCATGTGCTGCGGATCCTCACGTTCGGAGAATATCCTCAAGCTGACGTCAGGCTCGAAGCTGCGATCGCGATGATCAAAAAGCAGGAACGGGACGGTCTCGTGAAACTTCCGGCCGCGGTGGCTTTGCGCAGGGGCGCCCCGGTCCGGATCAAAAGCGGAAGTTTTGCAGGCCACATCGGTATTCACGACGGCATGAGCGGTAAGGATCGGCAACGGGTCCTGCTCAAGATGCTGGGTCAGACCGTCCCGGTCGAGCTGCCCACCACCGATTGCCAAGTGCTAGGGCTAGACGCAAACGCCCAGGTGCGCTACTAATCCTCATCCCACAAACCCCGGTTAAGCTGTTATTCGCACGCGGAAATCCCTGAATTGGGGACCTCCGTGAGTCGCAGCGCGCTGTCCAAAGCCTTGAAAAGACTGCGTTCGAAGCGCCGGAGTTTGTGGGAACTCTCGCCGACCGCTTCGATCATTGGGCGCCCGGCTGGTTCATCGTCCACCCAGCTTGGGCGCCCTTCCTCATCCCCGCAAACCGGTCCTGGTGCGTTTGCCGAGGGCGACCCTCATTGGGGTAGCCTCCCGCGGCAAAGTGAACCAGCGGGCTCCGTAGCTCCCTCCAGGTGTATTCACAGTTTTCGCAAATTCACAGTTTTCGCAAATTCACAGTTTTCGCAATTCATAGATTTCGCTTAGGGTGGGCGGATGGATCTGGCGCTGACTGAGGGCCGCAACGGCAAGGCGATCGCGCACCGGGCAGACTGTCCAGAGGTACGTGCGCTGGCGGCTGCGGGCCAGCCGGTCATGACGATGCTCGGTTGCGAGAAGCCGCTGCCGGCTGACGTGCCGCGGCATTCCTGCCTCGAACAGCCCGACCTGTTCGACTAGAATCACAGATTTCGCAAATTCATATTTTTCGCTAATTCACAGTTTTCGCAAATTCACAGATTTCGCTTAGCCTTCCAGGACCCGGCGCGCTGGCGACCTCCACGCGGTGGGCTCAAGGCGGAGCGGCGCCGGGCTGCTACGCGCAGGCCGGCGCCGACCGATCGAGGAGCGCAAGCGAGCTTGTTTGCGCTCAGGTTTTGTCGGGCACGCGCACGAAGTCAGCCTTAGGCTTGGCCGCCGACTTGGCCCAGCCTTTGCGCACCAGGCACTCGGCGCGGTAGGCGTTCCAGGCCGCGAGCCCGGGTGTGGCCTTGCGCTCGGCGCTCTCGCGCCATTCGGCGCCGCAGGTCCGCATCACGTCCGTGAACGTGATCTTGGGCGCGGCGGGCGCGGCGGGCGCGGCGGTCGGCGCCGGTGCTTCCTGCCCGGCGGCGGTGCCGAGCGAGAGCGCGACCAGGGCGGCCGCGAGGATGGTTTGTCGCATGGTGTCCGTGTCCTTTTCGGTTCGGTTCGGTTGTCGGGGTCCGGACCATCCGGCGCCCTCTGTTTTTCGGTTCGGTTCGGTTCGGTTCGGTTGTCGGGCCCGGACCATCCGGCGCCCTCTGTCGTTTCAGTATTGATAACGTATGCCTAGGTTCAAAAAGAGTCAAGAATTATTTTCGCAAACAAACAAATAAATTGCGAGCCGATAGGAAGCCCGTACGCGAGCGCAAAAAGCGGGGTTCACTACCCTAGCGGGGCGTCTCGAGAATCGCACCTGTGGCCACGCTAGCGGCTAGGCGCAAACAAAAAAAAAAGGCGCCCCGCGGGGCGCCTTCCGTGTAGTCGAGTTGAGTTGAGGCGGTTTAGTCTTGTTCGGTTAGCCCGTCGCAAAAGTCGCGCGTTACCGCCTCTAATTCCCCGTCGGTCGGTTCGACCGTCGAATAAACTACGGCTAGTAGTTTTTCGATAGCGACATAGGCGGGTCGCAACGTTTCGGGCAAGGTGTCGCGCGCTTCGGTATGGTCCATTAAGTCGCCCAAATTGTCCTCGCTGCAAACGTCTGTCGTGAACGCCGCGCGAACCTCGGAGGGCGCCGCAACCGCGGCCGCGATAGTCGCATCAATTGCCGCGTCGGTTTCGGTCGGTTCAGCTGAAAATGCGGGCGCCGCAAAAGCGAGCGCCGCAACGGTAGCGAGTAGAATCCGTTTCATGGTGTAGTCTCCTGGATTGTCGGGCCCTTCAAAAGCCCGCGGCGGGATTGCCGATCATGGCGCCCGTAGGCGCCATGGGCCGCAATCCGGTCTAGTGAAGCAACAAACCGAGCGCAATTAGCGCGCAAGCGCCTAATGCAATCGGTCCGATTCTCCACATCGCTCGAAAAATTAGAATGTTAAGATAGTTCCAAGCTGAACCGAGCACGAAAAGCCCCGCGGCCAGCAACATTACGAGTATTTCCGGGTTGGCGTTAAAATAGTGTTGCATTGTCCTATCTCTTGACTTTGTTTGTTTCCGGGAACCATTCCGACTTTAGAACGGGGTCGCCTATCGAGTCGGTTTCGCTGGTGTCCTCGCTTTCGCAGTCATAATCCCAAAGCTCGACTATGACTCCGGGCGGTATGTTCTGAATCTCTTGAACGATTCCGCCGGAAACGATAATCCGAATCCGTTTCATGATCGTGACTCCTTTCTGGTGTTGCTGATCAGTCACGGACGAATCCGGACCGATCGCGCTTTGCGTTTCCCTTGGCATAGAGCGCAATCACGGCGCCTTGAACGTCTAGAAAGCGCAAGTCGGTTTCGTCGCCATTTTCAACCGCGACTAGGTTCCCGCCGTTCAGGGCAAAGCCCGACGCGGTGTAACGGGCAACGGTCGCCTTGTCGCGAAACACCGCGGCAATGTTCATTCCGTTATCGTATGCCGCGCGCGCGGCCGCGTCGTTTCCGTCGGCAAGGCTGAACGTCAAGTGATAATTCGCCGGAATGTTTTTGCGGTTTTGAATCTTCGTGTAGTCATAAAACCGCACATTAGAAAACATCGCGAACACGTTCGGGAATCCTTCGACCGGAATCGTTTCCCATCTAATGTCGGAGGTACCGTTCAACCGGAATACTGGTGTAAAACCGTCGCGTTCAGCCATCCGAATTGCCTTGCCTATCTCTTTAACGAGAACCGACATGAACGCCGCGCGGTGTTCGAAAAAAGCGCGCGTGCGCATAATCCGCGCGGATTGAATCTCGTTTCGCTTGCCTGCCGCAACCGCGGCATAGGTCAAAAGCCCGCCCGCCGCGATTCCGCCGCGCCCCGCGGTGTTCAAGCAAGCTTCGCGGCAAGGGCCCGTTGACATCGGGCAAACGTTGAAGCCGCTTAGCGACGCGGGCGCCAAATGCAGGATAAATGTCCAATAACCGGCGCCGCGGCCCTTTTCGGTCTTCGGGTTGCCCGGAGTCAAAAGGCGAAAGCCGCGTGATCCTGAATTAAGTTCCATTTTCCGTCTCCTGGTGTCGCGAGCGGCTTCAACCGCCCTTCTGATCGTTAGTCGCTAATACGTATGCCTAGGTTCAAAAGGAAATGCAAGAATTATTTTCGCAAACAAACAAAAAAAAAAGCGCCCCGCGGGGCGCCCTCCTGGTTCAGATTCTGGTGATACATTCGGGCCCGAATCCCTGGTGAACCGAAGTCGGAACCGTAAGCTTGCGACCACAGCGGCCGCAACGGCCCTCGGTCCAAATTTCGAGTTGTTCTGGTAGGGTACCGCGAACCAGGGCGCGCCACGCCCAATCGAAGGCCTTAGCGGAGGGCGCGTCGCGGGAGACGTCACCAGGGCGCGGAACCTTGCGACCGAGCCAAAAAATGTCGCGCGAAATGCGACCTAAATATTTGTAGTCGGATTCGTTGTTTTGTCCGACCAAAAGCCCGACAAAATGGCAAAGCCCGTCGTCGCTAACGCTAATGCGATAGGTGAACCGGGCGCCGGTTTTCTTGCTAGCGAGGGTAACGGTCGCGTTACCAGCGCGCAAGAATTTGAGCGCGTCGGGCGCCGTCGTGAGCTGTCCGCGCATATCGGCGCCTTTGACGGGCGCCGGATCAGCGTCTAGGTTTATGTCGTGATCCAAGCCGGCGAAAATGTCGGAGTTATTGCACATTGCTCGAGTCTCCTGGTGTCGCGAGCGGCTTCAACCGCCCTTCTGAATCATTAGTCGCTAATATGTATGCCTAGGTTCAAAGGAAGAGTCAAATAAAAAAGGCGCCCCGCGGGGCGCCTTGTTGGAGTGATCCGGATCAGGAACGGGGCGGGCGCGCGTTGCGGCCCTTCGGAGTAACGGCGCCCGCCTTGTTCAGAAGGCCTTTACCGATCAAAGAGTCTTTGGCGACTTGCCATTGCTCGCGGGTCGGGAATTGCGGCGTTGAGTCGTCGCGGCGCCAAGGGTATTCCGCTTGAGTCTTGGCCATGGTGTAACGGTCTTGACCGTTATAGCTCGACTTGAAGGAACACGTTGCGCCTAACACAATCGACTCGTGCGCGCTCAATTCCGGCGCCGGCGCCGGTAGCAACGCCGCGGCGTTGTCCGGGTGCACATAGAACGTCAAGCCTAGATCCTTACCGCAAAAAAGCGAGTGTTCGACCACGGCAAAGCCGGGCTTTAACGTAATGTGCTGATCCTTGCGCGACGAATCCCAAGGCGCGGACATATTGTCCGACGCGGCAATGGCGTCACCAGTAGCGAGTTGCACAAATCGAAACGTGTTGCGGGTACCGCCGGACCATAGACCAGCGTCCGAAGGAATCGTGACTTGCGTCACCACTACGGCTTTGAACTTTTTGCCTGAATAATTGCCGCGCAATTGTGCGGGAACCATCGCGGCGTCAAGATAGATTGCATTCATATTTCCGTCTCCTGGTGTTGCGAGCGGCTTCAACCGCCCTTCTGAACATTAGTCGTCAATACGTATGCCTAGGTTCAAAGGAAGAGTCAAATAAAAAAGGCGCCCGAAGGCGCCTAATTCTTTCGCACTAGTCCGACCGTGACTCGGTCGCGGGCGATAAACCGAGCGGCGCCTATGTCCGCTAATATTTCGTCGCGCGCGTTCCACCACGCAAAGCGCTTATTGGGCGCCGCAACATAGTAGCAGCGGGATTCGCGAATCGTGGTTCCGTCGGGCTGATCCCAAAAGAGAGTCACGCGCCAAGTCTTAACCGTCGGAATGTTGCGAGACATGTCACGCGCCCTCTGCGTCGCTAATGTGCATCGCGGCGTCAATTGTTTGCTGATCAAATTCAACCCAATGATCAGAAGACCAACACCAGACGCCCCAAGCGTGCCGCGGACCGCGAATCTTCTTCGCTACGTAGTCGCGGTCAAATTTCGCGAGCGCGTGCGCCTCTTCTTTCGTCATGAGAATGGCCATTGTCGGAGTCTCCTGGTGTTGCGAGCGGCTTCAACCGCCCTTCTGAACATTAGTCGTTAATATGTATGCCTAGGTTCAAAGGAAGAGTCAAATAAAAAAGGCGCCCGAAGGCGCCTTTTATTACCGAGCCTTTCCGAAGGCCTTAACCGTGTCGCGGGTAATTTCCCAAGGCGCGTCATATTTCGGGACCATACGAATCGCCTCGGTTCGAATCGCTTCGATAATTTGGCAAGCGACCGAAGACTCGTAGTCGTTTGTTTCGCAAGCCTGATAATCGAAACACGAGCAACCGCTAAGGATCAGCCCGACAAGCTTGTGTTGCGGCAAGGTGTCGAGCGCGTCGAAATATTGGAACGTGTAATTTAGGGCGGTTTCACCATCGCGGCCCGGCGCCGTCGACTCGGTGTAATCGGGGTAGCGATGCAAAACCGAGCGCGTGTTTTCTAGCAGCAAAACGGTTCCGGTTTCGGTCGCATGCTCGGCAATGTCGACGGGGCGCCCGTCGACGAAATAGCGCAAGCGATGCGACACCGCGAAAGTCAAAAGCGCGTCAATATGTTCATGGGAAACAATGAAAGCGGACATTTTCGATTCTCCTGGTGTTTGCGGCTTCAACCGCGGTTGAACTTAGGCGAGCGCAACCGCGCGCAAGCCTAATTGACGAATGGCGTAACGGTCCGCGCGCATGACGCAGAACGAGAGCTGAAAACGGCCAAGACGAATGAACCGGATTCCGCCGACGCGCTTGTTGGAGTAGTTGAACATGTCACGCGACTCCTTCCACAAGCGCGCGCGTTTCGGCATTGTCCGAATAATCCGCTGCGACTTCCTCCGGACTATTACCCCAAACAAACCAAACGGACCCCACGACGCTGGTGTCGGCCTTGCGAAAGCGAACTGTGTCCGAGTCGGTTGATTGCAGCGCATCCATAATCCGCTTGCGATCTTTGGAACCCTTCACAACCCACACCTCGCCATCGTTGACGCTGACAAAGTATCCCTTGGCCAAGGCGCGATCGATAATCCGCATTGCCGCGGTTTTCTCTTGTTTCAACGTGTTCATGTTTCCGTCTCCTGGTGTTGCGAGCGGCTTCAACCGCCCTTCTGAACATTAGTCGTCAATACGTATGCCTAGGTTCAAAAGGAAATGCAAGAAAATTCGACACTGGGAATCCAATAAAATAGACTAGGCAAACCAGAGCTAAAGGGCCGGAACCGAGCCCGGTTCAGGGCAAGGGCCCGGAAAACTAGGGCTTAAACGGTACCACGGTACCAAATGACGGGCCGAATTGCCCGAACAAACCAAAATTAGCAGGCTAATAATGCCAAAAGGCGGAAGGCGCGCGGGGTCCGGGCGCCCCAAGGGCGCCGGTAAAGGCCATCGGGTCGTGGTCGAGAATCCCGACGGGCTAATGCCTATCGAATGGATGCTAGCGGTTATGCGCGACCCGCTAACCGAGCCGTTACGCCGCGACCGTATGGCGGAAATTGCGGCGCCCTATCTGCACTCGAGACTCGCCGCGGTGTCGGTTAGCGGCGAGGTGAAAGGAAGCACAACAAACACCACGAATAACACGGTTAACATCTTTGCGGTGCCGCGCGGCGCCGCGCTCAATTTGAAAGATGGAACGGTCGAAGTCGAAGGCATTGCGACCACGGACCTAGCAGCGCTTGAACCGTTCGAAGGTACGCCAGCGCTCGCGGATCAGAGCAACACGAATCAGGGCACGCAACCGCCCAAGGGTCCCTTGCCCGTTCATGGTGTCGACACTAGCAACGTTACACGACTCAAGCGACCGGGCGAGCCCGGCGCCATGGTGCAACGAGTCTTTGATGCGCTCGACCGGCGCGACACCAGCGACACCAGCGACTCGAGCGCGTGACATATGGGCGCCAATATGGGCAGGAAGACTCGAGCGCCTAATAGCGTAATGATATCAATGGGGCGACGCGGATAGCCTATCCGCACCGCGGCGCCGCTCGACCGGGCGCCGGTCGCGCTACGCGGGACACTAGCAGGGACACCAGCGCGGAAAGCCTAACAATAACAACACCTATAATTGCCTCAATAGAGCTATTGGGCCGATCGTACAACCGGAGCGATATAAAAAACCCGTTAGCTAATCTGCGGTTGTATCATTGGCGGCACGCCCTCTCTATGGTTTTCAAGCCTTAGATTTTTCACGAGATTTTTTAATTTTTTTTTTTTCCGCTAGGAATAAAATCAATGCGCCTGCCGATACCCGACGACTGCGGCCGTGTGGCCCGCGAGCTGATCGCGCACGGCTTAGACCCGAACGAGCATATCGAGTTCGTACGCAATGACGTCGTTTGCGTACACGGCACCGCCCGCGCCTTCGCCACCCGCACCGTGGTCGAGACCCCGAATGGTCCTCGCCACGCGCCCTACCGGCCCTTCGATCGCACGGCAATGGTGCGCCTGGGCCTGGCGGTGGACCCGCCGGTGCGTCCAAAGCGCCGGCCGGCAAGATTGATCGTCCAAGAGTAGAAACGCGCGTACGGGCTTCCCGTCGCCTCCAGGAACGCAATGCCTTCAAACGCGGAGAAGCGGGCTCTGATCTCGACCGCACTGAACGAGGCCTTGGCCACGCGGGTGATCCGGCTGTTCGAGGCGCTCGCCACCTCCGACGATCTCACGGCCGCGTTACCGCAATTTGCCCTGGGCATGGAACAAGCCATGGAAGCCTACGAGGCGGTTAACGACCCAAACGCCCCGTGGTGTGGCGGCCGCCGGCTGAACGTGTAATGCGGTTCCGGCCGGCGGACGACCCACGCAACACCGTCGATGACATTCCTGGGGTCACGACCGACAAGACTGAGCCCGGGACGCCGGTGGAATGGGAGGATAATCCTCTCTCCAACACCTTCGCCTGGGCAAGCTACCGGTTGGTCCCGGACTGGTGCCAGACCCCGGAGCATTTCACTTCGCGCTTCACGCAGTACCTGTTCACCGACTGTCCCTGCTGCCTGTTTTGGCGCGGATTGACCTTTGGTTATGTGGTCGGCGGTACCGTCGGAGTGATCGTCACAACGGTGGCTATGGTGGTGATTTTCTAATGGTCGCACTGGTGATGGGAGAGAACTTCACCCGCACGCTGTTCGCCAAGAACGTGCGGCACAAGGCCATGTACGGCGGCCGCGGCTCCGGCAAGACCTGGTCGATCGGCTCGTACCTGGTCTACACCGCCAACACCGAAAGGAAGCGCATCATCTGCGCTCGCCAGTTTCAGAACTCGATCCGGGACAGCTCCAAGGATCTGATCGAGCGCCGCATTCGCGACTTCGAGCTGGACCGGGAGTTCAGCGTCACCGATCGGGCCATCACCCATCGCAAAACCGGATCGGAGTTTCTGTTCATCGGGCTCGAGAGAAATATTGAATCCATCAGATCCCTTGAGGGCGCCGATATCGTCTGGATCGACGAGGCCCGCACCATCTCCAACCGCTCGATGGAAATTCTACTGCCCACCGTGCGCGCGCCGGGCTCGCAGCTGATCTGGTCCTGGAATCCTGAGGATCCTTTGGACCCGGTCGACGCCTACTTCCGCGCCGGCAAGCCGCCGCCCAACTCGGTGATCACGTTCGTCGATTATCACGACAATCCGTACTTCAAGCACACGACATTGCCGCACGAAATGGAGGTTCTAAAACGCGGAAATTTCAACAGATATCGCCACGTTTGGCTGGGAGAATACGATCTTTCGTACGATTCCAAGGTATTTTCCAATATTCGCGTCGGACGCATCGACGTGCCCTACGCGGTCCCGCCGCTCTACGGCATGGACTTCGGTTTCGGCAAGGACCCGAGCTTCGTGGTCAAGTGCTATCACCTGGAGAAGACCAAACAGATTTTCATCGCCGCGGAAGCGACCGGGCGGGTCGCGCTCGATATGCTGCCGGCGATGTTGCGCACCGTGATCGCCGACGATGGCGACCTGGTGAAGGCCGACGCCTCGCAGCCCGGCACCATCGAGTTTCTGCAGGCACGCGGCTTCAATATCCACGCCGCCCAGAAAGGGCCAGGCTCGGTCAAATCAGGAATCAACTTTCTGCAGGGCTACGAGATCATCATCGACCCGAATTGCGAGGCGATGCGCGAGGAAGCCCGCCTTTACAGTTGGATGACCGACAAGCTCACTGGGCGGGTCCTCTCCGCCCCAGTCGACGCCTACAATCACGGTTGGGATGCCGTGCGTTACGCCACTGAATCCGCCCAGGTCGAGAGCGCCATGGAGGGCGATAACAGCGGCGGCGTGCTCTCGCTGAAGATTTGGTGAATGCGCGCGTCGACGACCTTGAACGTGGGATACCATCCTCGCGAGAGAACCGCAGGTCGCCTTTCGTGCTCCGAGCCGCGCGCTACCCGAAGGAAAATGCCCTCGCGAGGTAGTTAATTAATTAATGTTCGATCACCGCTTAGCAGGCCGTAACTTCTACACCAGCCGGCGCCACTGGGCGGGGATATCAGCACGGGAGTGGCCGAGCCGGTACCGCGCCCCAGACGGCCATGCGGGCGACTTCAGGTCACCATCGCCGCCACCTTCGGTAGCCGCGGTAGTAGGGATAGTAGTAGCTGCGCCATCCGCACAGGCCTTGGATGAAGCCAATGATGCAGATGCCGAGCATCGGCCACCGGAGGCTGAGAACGACTAGGGAGAAGACGGTTGTCCCCGCGATGATCCAGGCCATCCCTTCGCCAAAGCTGGCTTGGCCGCGCGGTGCGGTGAGAATGAAAAGCACGACGACAGCCATCCAGACCAAGGAGAACATCTCGGATTTTGAAAGCGGCCGCCGGCTCCACGCATTTCTATAAGCTCTGAAGAATTGGCGCACGGTCAGTCCTCCTCGCGCCGGCGGCCGGCTTCGATCTGCGGCGCGTACATCTGCAGGGTTTCCATCAGCGCATCGAGATGTTCGATCTTGCGGATGGTCATCGAGATGTGCAGCTCGGTCGGATTGCTGCTGAAGGCGATATACGAGTCGCGTGGCAGCCGCGGTTGGCGCCTAGAAGGAACGTCGACTTGATCACGGACCTGTGTGGTTGGAACGGACGTACGGAAAGGGCCAAGCATTTTCATCGTTGTTCTCCTGGTTATGGCTGCTTCATCAGCCGGTATGATTAGTTGATATACGGGTTCAAAGAGAATTGCAACTGTTATTTTTTCGTTTATTTGCTAGTGCTGTATGGAGGCCGCCATGAACAAACGGTGGACGGCAGAAGAGCTGGCTTACCAGGCCAAGATTGACGAGGTGGTCGAGGACGAGCGCTTTCGCTATGAGCGTCAGATTCGCCGGCCGTTGACCGCCGCCGACAGCTTTCGCTTCGACATGTGGGTGGCCAACTATGAGGAGGGTGCCTGGCGACAGTTTTACGGGCCGCCCAAGTCGGTAGGAGCAAGGTCATGACCCAGGCGCAATTCGACAGCTTGCCGTATCCGGTGCAGCTGCGCTGGAAGAACGAGGTCGACGGGCTGCGACGGCCGTCACCGGATCTAATCGAGATCACCAATTGGTGTCTGTCGGGTGCCCAGCGGCCGGAGCCGCCGCCCGGCTTCTCGCATTTCTACATGCAATGAGACGCGATCGCTGTGACCATGGGTTCAGCGAGCCCGCCCTATGTCCAGTCTGCCTCCACTTTGATAAAATCGCGCAAGCGGAAGCGGCGGCGCAAGAGCGTGCAGCGGTGGCGCCGCCGGCAGCAGCAGAACCGAGTGAAGGGCTAGACGATGTGGTGGCAGGGCTGGGGCACGCCTAAGCAAGTCCGTGAGCGGCTGATGCTGACGTGTCCGTGTTGCAAGGGTAAACGTCACGTCAACCGAATTCACCACGATGATGCGACCAGCCGAACCGTGTTGACGCATGTGCGTTGTTCGCAATGTGATGGGACCGGGGAGATCGAGGAGCTTTAGCCATGGCTAAGCTGTCCGCGCGCTCTCGCAACAAGCTGTCGAGCAAGTCGTTCGCCCTGTCTGGGCGTCGCTACCCGATCCATGACCGGTCGCACGCCGCTAATGCTCTCGCGCGCTGCAGCAAACACTGCTCGCCGTCGCAGAAGGCGACGGTTCGCGGAAAGGTATGTGCTCGGTATCCTTCTCTTCCGAGCTGTAAGAAATAGGAGTGCACTGTGGGTTGTGGCTGTGGCGGCGGTAAATCGTTTTCTGGGCGCTCAGTATCGCGCGGCAGTTCGAGTCGTTCGATGGGAGCGCCGGTGAGCTTCAAGCCGGCGCCAGGCGCGCCGATGTCGCATGCGCCGCAGACGGCGCCACAGCACATCGTGCAATCGGCATCGTTGGCACAGCGTCGCGCGCAAACACGGCGAACGGTTTGACGTTCGCGCAGATTACCGACCAGATGTGCGGCACCTAATCGAGTTGCGGAACCTGCCCATCACGCGATCCCTCGATCTCGCGGCGACAGTGGGGGCGACCAGGGAAAGCAAGAGGGCACGGCCTAGGACCCCAGTCGCAGGGTAGGCACGGCCCTCATCCCGTTCATAGCTCTGACCGATGGACAAGCGGCCCCCATGGCGCTGCGCGATCTCCTATTCACCAAGAAAAAGCCTGACCGCCCGGTCTCGGATGAGCCCGAGAGCCCCATCTTTGTGATGGCCGGGCGCTCGGTTCGCTTGTTGCCGCCGGCCGCGGCGATGACAGCGGAAATCGCACAACGCAAAAGCCCGCAGCTCTACCGCATCACCAACTACGTCGCTTCGGCAGTGCAATCGGTGCCGTGGTTCTGTGAAAAGGACCCTGACGTCGTCGCCATGGAGCAGGCTGGTCCCGCCAAGATCAAGGCGATCAACGATCTGCTGAAGTACCCCAACGACACGTTCAACGCCAAGCAGTTGCAGTATTGGATCGCGATGAATCTGATGCTCTACGCCAGAGCGCATTTTAAGGTTGGCGTGTCCTCGTCCGGTATCCCTAACGGGATCTATACACTCGACGCCAAGCAAATGAGCGCCGTGCTCAATTCGCGTGGCACCGTCGATTACTACGAATATGGCAACGGGTTATCCAAGCAGAAATTGCTTACGCGCCGGGGTTCGGAGCTGAAAGGTGGTCTGGACGCCTACGGCGCCGAAATCAGCTTTCCCTCCCTCACCGGTCAGGTCGACTACAAGAGCAGTCCCGCGGCGATTGAGTGTATCGCCCAGCCGATTGCCATCATCCACGCGCTGATGCAGCGCGCGCTCGACACCGCCTCTGGTCATCCCAACGTCAAATACGTGATCTCGGCCGAGAAGACGCTGAACAAGAAACAGCAAGAGGCGCTGGAAAAGCATATGGCCGCGTCGGCGCCAGGCGAGGATGAATCGGGACAAGTGCTGTTTTTGTTCAACACGACTATCAAAGTGGACAAACTCGACAACCAGCTCGCCGACATCCATTCCAAGATTCCACTTGATGACATGACACGGCAGATTGCCGGCGTGTTTGGCGTACCGGTGCCGCTCCTTAGCCTGGGCTCGGCCGATGCTGCCAAGTACGCCGGCAACTACGTCGAGGCGCGGTTGGCGTTCTGGCAGGACACCATCCTGCCCTGCTACCTGGCGCCGATCGCCGCCGGCATGACGCAGGCGATCTGTCCGCCGGGCGCGCGCATCAGCTTCGATCTCGACGCCATCCCCGCGCTCTGGAAGGGCCGCGCCGAACTCGGCGAAACCCTGAGCAAGGTCACCTTCCTGACTGTGACCGAGAAGCGCGGAGTTCTCGACTTCGAGCCAACAACTGAAGAGCTGGACACGGCAAAACCGCCAGTACCCGCGCCAGCGCCGGCGCTGCCACCAGCGAGACCAACGAAGTCGGATGACGAGGATACCAAGGTGATTGACTTTCAAGGGAGGTCGTGATGGCCCGCAAGGATTGGAAAGCTGGCGACGTCCTCCAGCACGATATGAATTTTGAAACTCGGGTTGTTGCCGAGAAGCCTGACGGCTTCATCTCCGGCGTTGCCTCGTCACCGAAGGTCGACTGCTACGGTCACTGCGTCGTGCCGGGTGCATTCGATGCCGCTATCCGCAAGCGCGGCTTTAACGGCGGCACGGGTGGCATCCTTCTGCTCGCGCATCACGATGAGAAGCAGCCGATGGGCGTCATTCGCAGATTGGAGACGGTCGGCCAAAACCTGCAAATCGAGGCCGAACTTGCGATCAAGTCATCGCGCGTGCGCGATCTTTACGAGGAGACCAAGGTTGCCGGTGGTCTGAGTTTCTCAGTTGGCTTTCGACTCGAGGACTTTGAATTCACTGAGCAGAAGAATGCCGATGGCGAGGCCGAAGAAGTCTTCCTGATCAAACAGGGTGATTTACGCGAGGTCAGCATCGTGGCTTTTCCAGCCTGCGACGACGCCCGCATGCACGTCGTTAAGCAAGAGAATTCCGACGAGAACGTGAAGGCCTGGCTGATCGAAATGCAACAGGCACTCACCTCTCTGAAGGACGCAGATACTGTGGTCGAACTCGAACGAGCCCTTGCGGCCAAAGGGTTCGCCCACAGCAGGAACGAGGCGCACAAGTTCTTCGCTCTGATGAAGAGTTGCGCGCACTTGCTCCAAGACAAACCCGCCCATGCTGGTGGCGATGTCAAAGTCCCGCCGCATCCCTTGTTGGATGCTTCCATGTTGAAGCCGGTGCACGACCGGATCGCACAGGTCCTGTCACAACTCTAGCCGGCACATCCTCAAGGATTATTCCCATCATGAATATCCACCAGCGCAGTCTCAATTCGCGGCTAAAGGTTGGCACGTTCCTCACCAAGGAGGCGCCTCCTGACACCAAAGCGGCCGAGAAAATTCTCGAGCCGGTGATGCTGCAACTCGGCGAAATCTCCTCTGCTCTCGAAAAGGGCAAGAAGAGTGCCGAGGACCAGTACAAGGAGCTGTCCACCAACTTCGGCGGCATCAAAGCCGAAACTGACGAACTCAAGGCCACGGTGCTCAAGCACGCCACGACCTATAGCGAGCTGATCACGAATAACCAGAAGCTCGAATCCGCGCTCGACTTCGTCAAGAAGCAGCTCGACATGCCGCTGCTCAAAGGCGGCAAGGAGCTGGAAGAGAGCGACCGCAAGGCCGCAATCGAGTGTCAGAAGCGCGCGTTCTTGTTCAAGGGCGGCAGCGAAGACGACTTCAAGGAAGACCTCGACAATCTCGTCGATGTCAAAGCCTACCGCTCAGCGGTGCGCAAGATGGTGCGACTCGTCGGCATCGAGCCCAAGCGCAAGGTGATCGCCAGTCTCAACGAGTACGAGCGCAAGGCGTTCGAGGCATCCTCGCTCGACAGCGCGATCTTTGTGCCGGAGATGCTTGGCATTGAGTTAAACTGTCTCATCGACTGCGCCGGCATGACCGACCTCTACGGTCAGGTCAACGTGTCGAAGAGCACCTTCATGTATCCGCAGGTGCTCGATTACGGCGAGATCGGCAAGTATGACTGCGATGCCAAGTGCGACGCCGAGTACGGACCCGAGGGCAACATCACGTTTAAATCCGGTGCCGTGTCGGACTACCGCGGCGTGTTCTGCTTCCAGCGCAAGGTGCTCACCGAAGCCAACTACGACCTGTTGAACTTCATGTACACGTCAGTTCGGCGTGCGCAGACGATCGCACGCAACCGTGCGCTCATGGTCGGCTCTGGCATCAACGAGCCGCTTGGTTGGTTGACAGCGAACTGCTTCACCAAGCTCAAGACCACAACGACCGATTTCACCCATATCGATTTTCGGTTGCTGTACGGCTCAGCTCCGATCGAATACGGGCCGGTTACCGCGGTGATGCATCAAAACATGTTCGCGAATCTTGCCGCGCGGACGGACGCCAACGGTCGCTTTATCTTTGGCGACGGTCTCATGACTTACTCACCAAACGATGTGCGTGAGAACATCCGGATCAGCAATTGTCTGCCCGATCCGACCTACAACTTGACCAAGGGTACGGAGACTTCGCCGTTCATCACCGGCGACTTCCTCGTCGGCATCGGTTCATGGGCTTCGGCCTACTACGCCGTCAGCAAGCGCCCGCTGTGGATCGAGCAGTGGGAAGGGCAATCGACTGCATGGTGCGTAAAATATGTTTTTGGTGCGGAAGACGGCGGATTCACCGCCTGCTGCCCGGCCGCGCGCATCATCACGGTTGGTCCGTAATCCTTCCACCCCATCACTCACACAGAAGGATTCACGACCGTGAATATCAATGTTGCAAGTCAGAACCAGGGAGTGATCGCGTGGACCGGCACGGCAGCTCGTCCTATCGACATCCGCCATCACGTCCACTTCGCCTTCACTTTCGAGGCGACGGCAAACCTTGCCGCTGATGCTACCTTCAAGGTGCAGGCGGCACCGCCCAGCGATGCCGATCCGTGTGTCCCCGGCACGTTCTATGACGTGGAGGAGACGCTGACCTGTGCCGGGTGGGGGCAAGTCCCCGACCCGACCACTGGGTTCGTCATCCCGTCCGGGACCAAGAAGGGTGCAATCTGTACGGCAGCGCTGCCGTGTCGGCCGGACGCCTTTGTCCAGTTGGTCGGCACCGGGGCGGCGGCCGTGCTTGGGGTCGCCATTCTCGGCGGTCCGCGCTGAAACCACAGAGAGGCTGACGTAGCTGTTCGAAAGCGCAGCTACGTTTTGCCTCATCAGGAGTCTGAGAACATGAATCTCAACACAGCTTCCCAGAACCGAGGTGTGCTGGCGTGGCGGGCGATTACGGCGGTGAACCTCAATCCACCGATTGATGTTCGCCAACACGTCAACTTCAGCTTCACCTTCCACGTCGTCGCCGACATTGTTGCCGACGCCGTGTTCGAATTTGCTTCCGCGCCGCCGGATCCTGCGAATCCGTGCGCTCCGCTGTTGCCCCAGACCAAGGTCAAGGAGACGCTTACGTGCGTGGCTTCGTGGGGCGCAGTTGCGACGGAAGATGCCAGTCTTACTATTCCGGCGGGAACGAAAGCGGGTTCGCTATGTACGGCGGCGTTGCCGTGCAAGCCTGACGCTTTCATTCAAGTTGAGCCGGTTTCCGGCGACACCGGCAAGATCGAGGTTGTCGCTATTCTGAGCGGCCCCAGATAAATGCGGGTGCCGGTTGGAAAGACTTTGCGTGTTGGGCCTGGCGACGAAGTCCACGTCGTCGCCAGGTTACGTCCAGAGGCGACACTCGGTCGTCTCTTCGTGTTTGCTAAAGAGGGCCGGAACGAAACGTTCTCGCCCTATACGCCGATGGTGGATATTCTGGTCAATGGCCAGCCGCCGATACTGACGCCGCTGATGTTGCGGCTGAGCACACAGCAGCCGATGCGCGAGTTGCAGTTCAATGCCGACTTCGATGGTTACGTCAGAATTTTTCAAGAGGTCGACACCGCTAAGGATGCGTTAGCCAGGGTCAAACTGCAGCGCAAAATTTGTCCGTCTCTTGGTTGGCGTGATTGGTTGGTAAGGAGTTTGCCATGGCGGCCGATGAGCGTCTGATCGTTCGTGAAGGTACATCGCCGGCAACAGCTGATGGCGCATCACTGGGATGCATCATGCTGGTCTCTGGCGGCCACGACGATGAAATACAGTGGTTTGAATTTAAGACCAACTATATGTCGACGGCGATATATCGGGTCGAGTGGGAAATTGAGACCATGTTCGTTGTCATCCCAACAGAGACTGCGAACTGGTTGATCAAGAGCGGCTACGCGCGTCCGATGACAGTTCCCGAGGCACGCGCATATAACAACAGCCTCGAGAAAGAAGAGAGACCAAAGGAGACTGCATGATCGTGACCAGATGCACACCACCGTGTGCCCCGCAGGCGGCTCAAGCGCTCGCTTCGCCCGGCTGCTTCAAGTGTACGTAAACCTACTGAGCTAAGGCGCGGTCGCTCCCGCGCCTCCTTCTCTCTTAGCCGAGGACCACCGTCATGCTGGCTTTGACGATCGACAGCCCGATGCAGTCCGATGGCTGCGTGACTTGTTGCTGTGAAACAATCTCGCTTAAGCCGGGCGAGACGCAGCCGCTGTATCTCAACTATGCCGGTTGGGCAGCGCCGATCGCGCTGCGCGGACTGCATTGCGAGCCGACCGTCACGGTTGAGGAGAAGAAAACCTGTGATGTCATCACCACTGGCAATCTTCCTCCGGTTGCGTCGTCTGATACCGAGTTCGACGTCACGCCCAATACGCCGCTCACTGACGATCTCAAGACCTTCGTCGTTGATCCTGAAAGCGATGCGCTGACCTTTAAGCCGCTGCTGCTGTACGGCACGCAGCATGGCAAGTTCGACCTCAAGCCGGACGGCACCTTCACCTACACGCCGGTGCAGGGCTATGTCGGTCCTGACAATTGCTTCGTCTCGGTCAGCGACGGGCACAATCAGCCGGTGGTGTTCGAAGTCCTGTTCGGCGTCGGCATCCCCGCGGCTAACGTGGGTTCGACCTGGGATTTGACCGTGGGCAAGCCCATCGTCAATCAGCGTCTATACCTGGTGACCTTGCCGCTGACGGTGTCGCCGGCGGCGAGAACCTGCCAGATTTTCCGGCTTACCGTTCGTCAAGGCGCGCTCGATTGCGACTGCAACTGCTACTACCACGTCGACTGTGTCGATGTGCGGATCGTGCAATGCTGACTTTTGTCGTTGAGCCACCCAAGGATCGTTTTGCCTCGCCGTTACCGGTGGGGCACAAGGAGCCGTTGGATTGGTCGACGTTGCTATCGATCGAACTCATCCGACAGCATACCAAGACCGATGATGTCGCCGGCGTCTCTGACGAGATGCTGGACCTCTATCGCCGGGCCGCGGTCGAGGCTGCCGAACTCTATACCGGCGCGCTGCTGACCACGCAGATGACTGTCACCGAGCCGATCCAAGGACCGGCGCGGCCTAAATTTGGCAAGCTGACTTACAAGCACAAGCTCAAGTATCCGGTTGCTGATGGGCTCGTGCATCTCTACGGCAGCCAGAACGTTAACGCCAATCACGCCATTCGTGTACCGGCCAATACCCGCACCATCCATGTGCCGATCTGGACCGGCTTCATCGATCTGACGAATTGCTGCGATCCGTGCGCGTCGCATCACCTCAACATCGATATGATGGCCGCTTACAAGGCTGGCTACAAATGCCCAGACGATGTGCCCAAAGGCATTACGCTTGGCATGTTGCAGTTCGTTGCTTGGATTCTTGAGCACCCTGGCGACATTTTGCTCACCGTGCGTAACAAGGAAGACAACTCGACCAAGGGATTGATGGGTAGCAATAACATCGCGCTGGCGAGCGGCGCGATCGAGACTTGGCGGCAGTACGATCCCGAGGCGTTCTGATGACCATCGGAAAAACTGTCATCGCCGATCTGCGTCATCGCATCGTGTTGTGTACGATGCAGGACGTGGTCGAAGCTAACGGCACGATGGAGCTGACACGTAGAGAGGTGGTTGAGACCTGGGCGCGTATCCGACCATTCCTCACCTTCGGATCCAAAGGATCGTTTATCGGCACGCAGGGCTACACCATTCTCGATCCAAAGCTGCATCAGAGCCATTGGATCAGCATTCGCTTTCAGCACGACCTCGATATCAACAGCACCGCATGGGTGTACGAGGCTCGCCGCAAAGGGCTTCCGCGTTGGTACAAAGTTCTGGGCTCTACCGAGACTGAAGATCATCGCTGGACCGAAATCGCCGTGCACTTGTACGAGCGGGCTGAAGCTGCGCAACCCGTACAAAGTGATCTCTCACCAGTTCGGAGCAACGTCGCGCTCTGAAGTCGGACGGCCCGGCTGACAAAACCTGTCCTCCCGACAAACCAGACCGGGCCGTAAGGCTACCCAAACATGATCGAAATCAGTTTCCAGCCGTGGGGATATTTCCGCGCGGTCAAAGACAACTCGTCAATTCAGGCCTGGCTGGACGCGATCGGTGAAGCCGCCGAGGCAGCCTTTCGCGGCGGCATGGGTAGTTATCCGCCACCGTCGGCGCCAGGCGCTTGGCCCAACACGCGCAGCGGCGGGCTGATCGGTTCGATCGCACACGAGACTTCGTCCACCGAAATGACCATCGGCACGTCGATGGCCTATTCGGGCTTCCTCCGCCACGGCACGTCGCGGATGGCGCGCAGGAAAATGTCCGACAACGCACTGCAAGAGGGCATGAAGGCCGGCGCTGGTCGCCTTGGCCATTGGGTGCACTGGAGCAGATAATGACCGCGTACAATTCCATCGTCATCTCATCCGGTCACGGTTTGAAAATCCGTGGCGCCGCCGGCGATCCTTCAGGCTCACCGAGTGATCCCTATCTCGATGAGGTCGATGAGGCGCGTGCAGTGGTCGACGCCCTGGCGGAGGCGCTGGAAGGGCGTGGTGTTACTGTTGTTGTGTTCCACGACAACACTTCCACTACCCAGGACACGAATCTCTCGACGATAGTTGCGGCCCACAACAAGGAAGACCGGCAGCTCGATATTTCTTGCCACTTCAATGCTTACACGCAGGGCTCAAAGTGCATGGGCACAGAGATGCTCTATGTGAGCCAGGGCGCGCTGGCGGATGAGCTGTCCTACGCTGTCGCCCAAGCTGGTGGATTTATCGATCGTGGTCCGAAGAAAAATACCGGGCTGTATTTTCTCAATAACACCGAGATGCCAGCGGTGCTTCTCGAGATCTGCTTCTGTGATAGCTCCTGTGACACGAATCAATATCGGGAGAATTTCGACGCCATTATCGAGGCCCTGGCGACCGTGCTCGGCGGCGAGGGTGCGGTACGGCCGCCGGAGCCGATTCCACCCTGGCGACCAGAGCGTCCCGAGCGTCCTCAGCGTCCACCGCCGGTATCGGCTGAGCGCCCAACTTTGGGCAAGGGTGATTCCGGTAGCGATGTCATAGCGCTGCAAAAATCACTTGGCCTGCCTGCTGATGGTGATTTTGGCTCCGTGACTGAAAGCCAGGTCATCGCATTTCAACGTGCCACCGACTTGGCTGCCGACGGTATCGTCGGCGACAAGACTTGGGCTCATGTTGATGAACTCGATCGTCGCATGGCGCAAGGCGATAGCGGTTTGCCAAAAGGGCTCGCCGAGGAAGTGATCACGCTCGCTGAATCCTCTTCGCTGATGGAGTATGCCTGGCCTGATCGCGGGGTCGCGCCGCCTGGCTATATCCCTGGCATGGCGCTCTGTTACGCGCTCGCCGTGGTGAAATTAGAGCAAATCAATTCCGCCGCCATGGAGATGGGTGAGGCCGCCTCTGGTGATGAGGATGCTGACGCGCTGTCCTGGTACGAGAAAGAACTTGAGGACCTCGACCTCGACGTCTCCGACGACGGTCTAGAAACTTTGCGCGCGCTGTTTGTAGTCCTTACCGGGCTCGGCATGCGTGAATCATCTGGCCGCTACTGTGAGGGACGCGACATGTCGGCGGACAACGTCGCCGCTGATACCTGTGAGGCAGGCCTGTTCCAGATGTCCGCAAACATGCATTCCGCCTCTCCAGAAATGAAGAAGCTGTTCGATGTTTACTGGAAAGATCCTCAGGGCTTCTTGGACATTTTCCGCGAGGGCATTAACCCGACCGCGTCCAACCTTGACGTCTATGGTTCTGGAAAGGGCGCTTCTTTCCAGTGGCTCGGGAAGTTCTCTCCGGCCTTCGCAGCCTTTACCACCGCGATCGGTTTGCGCAAGCGCAAAGCCCATTGGGGCCCGATCCAGCGCAAAGAAGTGACACTTTCTCCGGCTGCGCGCGATCTGTTTAGGAAGATCGAAGCGCTCGTGGCGATGGTATGACCGATGAACGTCCAGTTCGCAAATCCACCGCCGCCGAAACCAGCGGTGGAGAAGGTTCGTTTTCTGCCGGCGCTGGCAGAAGCAATCACCGAATGGTTCCCCGAACTCGGCGGACGTGCGCTTGCTGTCAGCAACGCGCATATAACCAAATTGAATGTACCAACGTTGCCGCTGGTGATGGTGGCGTTCGCGCGCTCGGCCGGCGATCAGGCCGCGCGTAGTTATCATCCGACGTTCGAGCTGATTGATAAATTCGTTATTGAGTTCTGGCTGCAGCCGGAGCGCTACAAAAAAGCTAACGGCGCCGAGACACCGTTCTGGAGCTACTACGACTACGAAGCCATCCGCACCAAGCTCTTATCCAATCTAGGGCGTTGGGACACACCTGATGGCGAGCACATTTCCTTTCGGTATCTGACCATTGGCGCCGATGAACTCGCGGTCACGCTGTCATTTGGCTTCGACGCCACCAAGCAGTTCTGCCCGATCGATCCAGCACAAGGCGAACCCTTCGCCATCAGTTTCGATCTGTGCCCGCCGAAAAGTTGCTGCCCGCCGTGCATCGAAGAAATCGTGGAGAACGATAAATGCGACCCGTGTCCGTAAATTTTAAGCCGCCCAAGCAGAAAGACACTGAGAACTCTAACCAGAGGAGGGCCGACATGGCCAACATCTATGTCAAGTGTAAGCCCGGCCGTCGGCACTACTACGAGGGTCGCGTTATTCCAACAGACAAGTTCGTTCCGGTCGACGGTAACGATCCGCTGATCCAGCGGGCGATCCATCACTGGCACGACCTTGAGGTCGAGGGTGGTGAAGGCGAGGCGCCCAAGCCTGGCGACCCAATCCTCGACAACACCCTACCGCTCCCAGAAGGAGGCGCTCGTTCGGCGCAATCCGGGCGCAGACGCGCACGGCCTGACGACCCACCGCTGGCGCCCGAGCACCGGCAACCATCTACCCCGAGGGAGTGATCGGCTCGCGCCGCTCGTTCTCAAATCCACTCGCCACCCCGAAGGAGTGATCGACCATGTCGATTGACAGTCTACGAAGCGGCGCGATCGAGATCTGCTTCGATCCCAGCCTCAACGTCTATCCCAACAAGTGTCGCATTTTGATCGAAGGTCAGATGCTCGACACCGGCATCGCACAGGACGGCGTCTTGCTTAAGATGCCATCGCTGCGCGACGTCAATGAGCAGTTTGGTGAGGGCTCGGTCATCGCCGAAGGCCTCAAGACTGCGTTCATTTGCTGCGGCAACAACGCGCTCGACTTTTATGCACTGCCTCGCAAGGACGCATCCGTCGGTGCCACCCAGAAGGCTACGTACACACTGACCTTCACAGGCACGGCGACCACCTACGGTCGCGTCGACTTGTACCTGGGCGACGGGCGTTGGCGTACATCGGATCGGGTCGTGTTGGGTACCACGGCCGACGAAGTCGCCACGATCGTAGGAGATGCGTTAGCGCGCGAGCCTGGCCTGCCGTTCGAGGTCATGTCGAACGCCGGCGGTGTTATCACCATCCGTGCCAAGAACGCAGGCACGGTTGGTAATTGCCTTCAGGTTTACTACAACTGGCATGAACGGCGTGATTACGCTCCTAAGGGTATCGACTTTGCGTTTGCTCAGACCTTCGCTGGTCTGAACGAACCAGTGCAGCATCTCGATTACATCGCCCTGCTCGGCGAGTGCTGCTATTGCTGCATCGGGATGCTCTACGACGATACTCTCTGGCAGGATGCGATGATCGCGTACATCGCCAGTGCCTGGGATTGTAGCAAGCCACAATGCTTCGGCCACGGATACACGTACAATACTGGTACGCTTGGCGAGATCATGTCGTGCGACACAAACTCGGCCGAGGTCAGCCGTCTCGCGCATTGCTGCTCTGACCCCGCGATTGGTTGGATGAAGGTCGCTGCCTATGCTGCGCAGTCTTGCTGCTTGGCGGTTGACCATCCGGAAATGAACATCCAAGGGCCGGACTTTGGCATCCTGCGTTGTGTTCACATCCCGGAGAGCTGCTTCCAGTGCTTCACCTATGAGGAGCAGCAAATCCTGCAGGCCACCGGTTTCGTCGTGACCGTGCCATATCAAGGCGGCACCGGTCATCTGACCTCGCCGATGATCGTCAACGACAGCACCAACAACCGCTACGACGACGATATGCGGTTGAACTCGACCTGGTGGGATGTCAGCTCCCGCCGTCTCGCCGCGGTGACCGCCGATCAGATGGCGCTCGAACTCGGCAAGGTGCTTGGGCTCGGACTGTTCACCAAGAACACGACGATTCCTCCGGGCATCCGAGGCACCAACCCCAAGCTCATTCTCGGGATGATCCGCACTTGGGCGAAAGCTCACGTCGGCGTCTTGTTCAGTGAGTTCGACGACCTCGACAACGACATCCAGCTTCGCACCGATTTCGAAGTCGCTCCGCGATGCCAAGGTGTCTGCGGCAAGTTGTGGGTGAACTTTATCTATCGGCCACCGTGCCGCATCCGCAAGATCCACGTCAACGCCCAGCCGAGACTGCTGGACAACTGCTACTAACCCAACCCGCCGTCGAGTCATATCGATCGGCTAAAGGAGAACTTCAAATGGCAAACCCGACTCTTGCAATGATCGTCCCTATCGGCGGCACCGGCCCGGTTGATCCGGGTTGGGGTGGCGGTTGGGGCGGCAGCGGTCGTCCCGACAACTCGCTCCCTGGCGTTCCGGTCGACCCCGGCTTTGGCCAGGGACGGCCGCCGGTAGACCCCGGCTATGGTCGCCCCGGCTTCGGCGGTCGGCCAGACAACAGCCTGCCGATCGCTCCGGGTCATCCCGACATTGGTCTGCCGCCGCTGCCGGTCTATCCCAGCAACGGCTTGCCGTGGGCCCCGGTGCACCCGGATATCGGCCTGCCTGGTTATGGCCATCCTGACCAAGGCCTGCCTGGTCATGGCCATCCCGACCAAGGCCTTCCCGGCAGCGGCGCTCGGCCTGACCAAGGTCTTCCCGGTGCCCGTCCTGATCGTCCTAATCAAGGCCTTCCTCCCAGTGGGGCTCGTCCTGATCAAGGGCTTCCTCCCAGCGGCGCTCGCCCTGATCAAGGTCTTCCCGGCAGCGGCGGTCATCCCGACCAGGGCCTGCCTGGTAGCGGCGGTCATCCCGATCAAGGCCTGCCGGTGGCCGGATGGGTGCTCGCCTATGTGCCCCAATACGGTTGGATGTATATCCCGGTTGCGCGGGGAAGGAGTCCGATTGCCGTCTCTGGTAATAGGCCGGATCAGGAATTGCCGGAGACACCGGAGCCGAAACCGGCGTCGACGTCACCGCGTCGTTGATCACCACGGGGAGCCTTCGGGCTCCCCAATTTCCATTTGGGTTAGGAGATAACGGCGATGACCTGCACAAACCAAGTGGGCGTCAAGAATATCCTGCTCACTTTTAAAGATTGCGACACGGATGCCGTGTACGGCCCGATTTCGCATCACCTCGCGACCGACACACTGCCGACATGGCGGTTGTGCAACTACAACAACGAGCCTCTGCCATGGGGCTACGTCAAGCGCGTGCCAACCAATCCGGAGGTCGAGATCAACGTGATCCGCGACATCCGCATCCCGCTCTCGATGTACCAGGGCTGCTCTGACGTCACACTGCAGGTCGAGTACTACAATGGTCTCGTCTACTCTGCAGCGCGCGGCACTGGTACCGGTGACGAGAAGTCGGACACCCACGAAGTCGCGATGACCATCGTGTTCCGGATCATCGACGAAATGCTGCCTGAGGGCACGCTTGAGCCCAACGCGGACGAACTCTCGGCGACCTTCCCGGTCCCGTACGTTCCGCCAGGAGTGACCTAAGCCATGGCTGAAGCAGCTCAAGTTACAAAGCTTGAACCGCCGAAGTCACCGCCACCTGAGATGATTCCGATCTCCTTCCCGTTAGGAGATCGGATAATTGATGGTGCTGTGGTGAAGCCCGTGTCGTTTGCTGCGTACATGGGCTTCATCACAGAAGCACAGAACCTGACCTCTCCCAAAACCTGGGAGGGAAAGATCCGTCGTGTGCGAATGACCAAGCAGGTCACCTACTTCATGGCGACCGCTCCGGTTCAGATATCCATGACGGATGTGCTGCGTATGCCGATTAAGGCTGCGCGCGACATCGGAGCCAAGCTCGACGAGAACGAGGGCAAGGCCGGCAAGATCTCGCGTGCTGGCGACGGTATCGACAAGGCGATCATTTACGAACTCGGAACACCAATTCCAACGGGTCAGGGTAAGCCGCCGATTAACGAGCTTGAGTTTCTGGCCAAGACTTATGGTGACGTAGAAGATGTGCTGGCTGCATCGACTACGTTTGCGCAAGGTCTGCAACTGATTGAGAGCGTGGCCAAGCCGCTCGGTAGTAGCCTCAGTGCGCTGCCATCTTGGGCCGTGAATCAGATCATGTTTGCCGACGGCTTCACTATCGTTCGCGACGTGCTTCCGCATTTTCTCGGGTCGCCGCCGGAGTCGTAAATCGAGTGGACGAGTGGCGTTATTATTGCGCCTCGGCCGGCGATCCAAGATCTCTGTCCATTCCGCTGTTGACCCTGCGGGTCAACGGGTTTCTCAAAGTCCACCGGCAGGAAATGCGCAACCGCATCATTCTGGCCGGTGGCAAACCTAAATAGGCTTAGCCTTGGCTTCATTTGTTGAGCAGGCAACGCTTCGCGTCAAAGATGAATCGACCGCGCAGATCAACAAGATCAACGCGGCGCTGAAGAAACTATTTGCGACCGCGAACTCGCTCAAGTCCGTCAAGGTTGACATCAAGGTCAACGACAAGGGCATTACCCAGGCGATTGCTAACATCAATCGGCTCAAGTCCGCCATGCGCGGCTTGAGCAGCCAGACGGTTAACATTAAGGCCAATGCTGCCGGGCTATCCAGTGCGCTGCGGCAGGTTCAACAACTGCGCACCGCGGCAGCAAGACCAATCACTGTCAACACGGCGGCCAGGCAAGCGGCACGAACGCCGGTACAGCCTAGGGCGACTGCAGCACCACCACCTAGGGCGGCACCACCAGCACCACCAGCAAGGCGTCCGCCTGGCGCAGCGCCGGCACCGACTGGTGGGCGCGGTATTGGTGGCGGTGGTGGTGGTTATCTACGCGGACCGATTTCGGTCACCGGCAGTGTTGCAGTTACGAACATGGACGCGATGGCGAGTGCGATGGCACGCGCCACAGGACGCGCAGCACAGGAGGGCTACAGCCAGGTCGATACTGCCGACACCAAGATGGCATTGCGGCGGTTTCCGAAGGAGACACAAGACGCGATCAATCTCTCCGTTGATCAACTGCAGGAGGATGCTCGCAATCGTAGAAATCCAATGACGGGCCAAGGAGGAGTGTACTGGAATCGCGCGCAGCAGAAAAATCTGCTTGTTGAGTCTATGGGTCAAGCCGGTGGCGATGTCGCTGGCGCGTCTTTCTTGGTGCAGCAAGCGGAATCCTTGGCCAAGATCGGCCAGGGACAAGGGCAGAGTGGGCAGCAGGCATACGATAACGCGCTAGCCTTCATCAAGGCCGGCGAGCAGATGGGGCGCTTCCGTGATGCCGCGGGCAAGTTCGATTACGCCAGGGCGACGGAATACTTCGACACGATGCGTCAGGCGACCCGAGAAATTGGTCAGGAATTCACTGGCCAACGATGGCTCACGACCATTGGTACGGCGCAGCAATCAAAATACGGCCTTGACCCCAAAGGCATGATGACGATGGCGCTCGGCATGGAGGAGTCGGGCTCTAAATTCGCTACCGGTTTTAACGAGATCGTCAAGCAGTTCAGCGGCGCTCGTCTGGACAAGAGCAAGCTCGCAAATCTTGAGGCGCTTGGTCTGGTCGACAAAGGCATGGTGGATTCAAAGGGCAAGCCCTTTGCAAAAACCAAGGTGCCAACCTTGGACCAGCTCCGAGAGGTCATGACCAAGGGCGCGACCGACGAAGGAGAATTGCGCAAGAACGTGCACGGCTTTGTGCAGGATAAGATCCTTCCTGCGATGACAAGGCTGGGCCTAAACCCAAGAAGTGACGCAGACATCGGAAAGTTCGTTGGCAAGGTCACTAGTGGTAAAGGCTCCGATATTCTTTTCAATGTGATCAAACGCTCGACGGAGTGGGCGCAGGATATTGAGCGCGCCCTGAAGCGTCCCGGCGACATCGACAGCGGAGAACGAGACACCGAGGGATCTGGCCGACTTGCCGGTACGGCGCTCAGAAATCAGTTTGTGTCTACGCTGGGCGAAACCATCAACAAGATGGAGACCACATTCGTACCGCTCGCCTCTGGCATGGCCGAGAAGCTCAGCAAAGCATCCGAAGCCATCAGCAAAGGTGAATCACCGGATGCGCCTACGATGATGGCCGCCGCGGCGGCGGCGGTAGCGGCTGTTCCGATGTTAACCACGTTCGGCGCGGCGCAGGGTTTGCGCGCGACCTTGAGCGAAGATCCGGCGACATCATCGCTAGGTGCGGCTGGCACCTCGCTGAATACAGCCGGTGGCGCGTTGCTTTTTGCTGCCGGTGCGCTAGCGGCAGCGGCGGGCACGAAGTTACCTGGCTTAGGTGATGGGCTTGGTGGGCCTGATCGTGTGAAGCCGGGTCAGAAGCCTGGCGGACCCGATTTGAAAAAACCACCAACAGTGCCGGAACCGCCGGGAGGACCACCAAAAGGCGGACCACCAAAAGGCGGACCTGGCGGCAACTTAGGACGATTTTCGACTGCCCTCCGATGGTTGATGCGACCGGCAGCGCTCGCGGTAGGGGCCGTGACCGGTATCACCGCGGCAGCATTCTTGGCGATGTCGACCCAGCCGACGGGCGGCAAGAGCAATCAACCCGAATTTCAAAAGCTCAACGATTCTTTGGAGGAATTCAGCAAGATTCAGGGACGCTGGCAACAGGCCCAGCATGAAAAGGAACAGATCACCAAAGACCTGGCAAGTGGGAATATCAAACCGGGCGATGTCGAGGCTGCGAGAGCAAAACTGGCCGCTCTCAGTACCGAGCTTGCGACCCTGGAGCAACGAGCGGCAGCGGCTAAGCAGGCCATTGTGGACGCTGAAAAAACTCTAACGGAGCGGTCAGCCGTACAGGTGAAGGAAGACCAGAAGAAAGCGGAGATGGAAAAGCTGGCGAAGGACCGCGCCGAGCGAGCCCGAATGACCGAGTTAGAGCGCCAAGCTGCTAAGCGGCGCGAAGATGCAAAAAAGAGAGGCGAAGAGCAGCCTGACCCCAACAAGGTGTATCCGGAGCCGAAGCCGAGCACTGATCCAAGACTCATAAAAGCGGAGCAAGACGCAAAGGATCGGGCGCGGGCAGAACAAGCAGAAAGGGACCGGGCACAGGCAGAACGAGAAGCGCGCGCGAGAGAGCGCGAGCGGATGGAGCAGCAGGATCGGGATGAGGAGGCGCGGGGTCGGGAGGAAGCGGAAAAGCCTGATGAGAAACAGCAAGCAACAATTGATGTCGCCGATAAATTGATGGCTGCCGCGCCTGGAATCGGTGCCGCGATTGCAGCTCCGATCATTGCTGTCGGCCCGCAAATCGGCGCAGGGATGACGGAGCCGCTCGCAAACGCGGCTGCAAGTTTTCAAAGCGCGTTTAGTGAGGTGGGTTCACAGATGACTGCGGCCGGTGCCGCACTCGCTGCAGGCGGACAACAGGCCGCTTCCACAATCCAAGCCGGAGCGTCGGCTGCAGGCAGCGCTTATGGCGCGGCAGCTGCGGCCAAAATTGCGTCAGCGGTCGCGAATGTGAACATCAACGTGAATCACACCGGTAGCGGTGGTGGCGCCGGTGGTAGTCCCGGCCCGGCAAAAGAAGCCCAGTAAATGTCGGAACATAACTGCGCCATCGGCAAAGACTATGTCCCGGCATCATTCAAAGGTGTCGGCTTTCAATGCAAAGAGGTTGACGTCGAAGGTGGTCGCCGCGGCGCCGAAGGTGAATTTCCGTTCGGTGAAATCACCGCCTACGCCGATCTCGGTCGTAAGATCCAAGTCTATCATCTCACCGCGGTGTTTCGTGCAGATGATCACGTCTTCGACAGCCACTCGCTGTTTCAGGCTTGCCAGTCGCCGGGCCCGGGTCCGCTGGTGCATCCGACTCGCGGCACTGTTCTGGCCGCTTGTCGCTCGGTCAAAGTTAAGGACAATCTCGAAGAGGCCGGCGAAACCACTGTTGAGATGGAGTTCGTTGAGGCCAATGGCATCGGCGTCAGCGGTCCAACCTCCGGCCCCGGCTTCGCCTCGCTCTATGGCATTATCATCAGCCCGCTCAATGATATTTCGCGGGAAGCATTTCTGGCGGAATACACACCCAAGTTGGTGGCGCAGCCGTGGCGTGTTGACGTTATCAATCGCGCCCAGAGCCTGGTCGCTGCCGTTGCCCAGGTGACAGTTCACACTCTGACTGCGCAGTCATCGACTAATGAGTGGCGCGCCGCGCTAGCCATGGAGGATGTGGCCGAGGACGACGGGCTCGCCTCCGATCCGGAGAAAGTCGAGGAGGCGCTGTTCACTGGCTTCAAGTTTATCTCCAGCAAGATCCAGGACGCCGACGGCCGCTATAAGATTTTCCGCAGCCTGGTGAACTTCGCCTCGTTCACGTCATATCATCCAGTGCACGTTGCGCAGACCAGCGAAGAGGCGGTGCTCAGTCGTCATCGCCTTCTCAGCGCCATCGGCATGGCGGAAGCGGCAATGGGCCGGAAGTACCGGCACCTCGGTGAGGGCCTGGCGGCGATGGAGGAAGTCCTCAAGGTGTTCGAGGACGAGGCCAGGATCGCCTACGACGAATGCAACAACGGGCTCTTCCTGGAGATCAAGCGCTACGCGGTCGAATTCAGCAAGATGATGCACGATATGACCTACCGGCTGCCGGGTCGGGTCATCGTCGATTATAGCGGTGGCGTGCATCCGCTGATCGCGTCGTATGTCCTCTACAAGGACGCCAAGCGCCATCGTGAGCTTGAGCAGACCAATATCGTCGACGCCAACGGGCGCTTCCAACAACTTGTGGTCGGGTTGACGCCAGGTGGTCCTGCCGCCGGCGGACATGTCCGCATTTTCCCGATCCAACCAGCCTACATCCCGAGATGAAACCGGTTGTTATTACCTGCGGCGGCGGGCCGATCGAAACTTGGACGGAGATGACGCTCAATCGCAAGAAAGAGAATCTAACTGGTCAATTATCGGTCACCATCTTTGCCGGAGCCGCGCCGAGCAAGCCAATCCTGGTGGCGGCAAAAGCTGGCGCTCCTATCCAAGTCTACATCGCAGGTCAGCTAGCGTTCACTGGCTACGTCGACGCGCGCACCGGCACCGGCGCGCATACCGGCGACAAGGGAACGGCAGACAGTTCTGGCGGACAGGAGACCGAAGGCACGAGCGGCGAGGGTGGCGGCTCGATGAGCGTCAACATCGGCCCAAACGAATACACGGTTAAAATCGTGGCACGCGGTAAGACCAGACGGTTGGTCGATAGTTCGCACCAGCATCCGACCACAAACATGATGAAGCCGACCACGAAAGATGTGGTCCAGAAGTTGGTGGAGCCGTTCAAGACTCAGGTCGAATGGCTTGGACAAGTGATCAAGCTCGACAAGGTGCGTTTTCGTGACGGCGCCCGCGTGGTTGACGAACTCAACCGGGTCCAGAACGAAAATTGCTACTTCATGTATGAGACGCGCGACGGAAAATTACGGGTCACGGATGGCGTCGGTCCTGGAGGTGGTGGTGATGCACTCATCCTTGGCTACAACATTCTACGATTTTCTGCTGAACAGTCAGACGATAAAGCCAAGAGCAAGGTCAAAGCCAAGGGCCAACGCACCGAGAAGAAAAAATGGGGTGAGGAAGCCCTGCTTAAAACCTACAAAGAAGTAAAGGACTCCTGGGTCAAGGACTTCGTGCCGCACACCGTGCAGCATAACGGCGATGCCACTGACATGGAGTTGGAGCGACGCGCACGGTTCGAAATGAACAAGCGCAGCTCCGAAAGTAAGAAGATCACGATCGAGGTGTTTCATGTGCAGTCGCCATCCGGCGCGCCGTGGGACATCGGGAATGTCCATTATGTTGAGGTGCCACCCGAAGGCATCTTCGACATGTTCGAGTGCATCGATCTGACCTATCACGTCGATGCCCACAAGGAACTCAAGACCACACTGATCCTCTCGCCACCTCCATCCAGTGGAGGTGGCGGCAGTAGTCCTGGTGGCAGCGGCGTCGGCTACGGGTTGGACAAGATCGATTTTAATACCGGTCGTGCGCGCCGCGCGCAGGCCGGGATCGAGCTGAAGCCAGACGAATATCCGCAGCCGTGGTGCCCGCCGATGCTCAGCGAGCTGCCGCAGATGACGTTGGTCGAGGCCCAAGCCAAAGGCGTCACCGAGGATTACGAGAAGGATGACAAGAACGAGCGCGATGCACCGCTGATGCTGCCACCTTGGTTTGAGGATCAATGAAATGACGACGTACACGCATTATCGCGAGTCCAAGCGCGACCAGCAGGACCACATCGAGCGCCACGTCTGGGGAGAGCAAAAATACGTCAAGGGCGCCGGCTCCATCATCAAGGTGCGCGGCACCGATACCAAGGATGAAGAGACCGCGGTCACTGTGGTCGGCTCCGGCACCTCGTTTAATCTGAAGAAGGATCATAACGCCGAGGTGTTCGAACTCTCCGGCGGAGCAGACACCACACTCAAGTTGGCGATCCTGACCATCCCGCGCGACAAGCAGCGCAGATGGAAGGAGGAGCACGGCGGCGTGCAGAATCCGCTCGACGACGAGTGGGCGCTCGATTTCGGCAAGGAGAAAGCGCACATCACCAAGAAGGAATTTGCCGTCGGCAAGGATGGCGAGTTTGAAATCACCAAGGACAAGAACGTCTACTTCCGGCTCGATGGCGACAAAAAGTTCATCATCGATGGCGAGTTGATCGTCAACAAACTGATCAAGACGCCGCAGATTGTGCAGGGCAAAGAGAAGCCGCCGGGCTTCCAAGGCAACGAGCAGGCCGAGGCCAGCGATGATGACAGCAGCGGTGGCGGCGGTGGTAGCAGCGTGGCTTCGGCATCGTTCGAAGCGGAAGCGCCGCGCGATGTGATGGGCGACGTCGTCGAGGCCATCCGCGCTCTGAAGAACGCACTGTCCTGGTTGCCGGAAAACCTGCCGACCGAGGTGCGCGCGGAGTTCACCAGCCTACAGACAGCGATAGGCGAGGCCACCCATGGATGACGCCTCTTGCTTAGATAAAGACGTAGGTCGTCGTCGCATTTTCTGGACCACCAGGCCAGAAGCCTGCGGTGATCACGATATGTGCGGCTATCAGTGTGCAATCCCCGGCCTCGAGTATGTTTATATACAGGATGAGGTGACCCGCGCCGAGATTGGTCGGACCATTTCGAACGACGAGTGGGTGCGCGGCCTGATTCTCAACGTGCTCAACACGCGGGCGCGCAACGATCGGCCCTGCCCGAGCCCAGCCTCGGTGTACGGCCACTGGTCAGAATCCTTCTTTCGTGAAGGTGAATGGTTCTATATCGGCTCGACGTTGTGGAACGCCGCGGAGAAGCTATACGCCCGCTGTCAAGATGCGGTGAAGGCGATCGAGGCGGCCATCCGCGCTGACATGGGTAAGTTGATTGCCCAAGGCATTATCCAATCGGTCGTGGTGCACGCGGTCTATCACCGACAAAGCCACGTTGATGTCGTGATCGACACCGTGACGTCGACCGGCCGAACCCGCATCGATCTATCTGGTGCGTTCGTTTCTGAGTCCTGGATATGGCGCTAGACCAATGGCATGCGTCATTCTCCGACCCGAACCGCAGGTGCTGTTCGACCGCTTGCGAAATTCGTTTTCCAACACCGTTCTCGGTGGTGGGAAAGTCATCCCTGAGTCCAATGAATGGTACGTCATCGCCAATGACTACGCCGCGGCCGAGCAGTTTTACGCCGTGGCGGATCAGATGTGGCGGGAGCGCAACCCCGAGACGGCATGCTGCGAAAATCTTTACATCATGGCAGCGCAGCACGGGGTGTTCCCGCGGCCACCGGCACATGCCGAGGGCTACGCCAAGCTAACCGGCGTGCCGCATACTCCGGTGCCGGCCTACTTTGAGGTCAGCACTACGCTCGGCATCTTTGTTTCCACCGGCTCGATCCCGCTGGAGTTGTCAGAGCAGGGTGAGGTCATTGTTCGCATCCGGGCGATGACACCGGGTCCGCAGATGAACGCAGGCGGTACCGTCACCGAAGGTACGCTGACCACCGCAGCGCCGAACATCGATGCAACAGTGCAGATATGCGGCGGGCAATTCTGTGGTGGAGCGGAAGAGGAAGACTGCGAAACATTCCGCAAGCGCTATCTCAACCGGCTCGCCTACCACCCTCGCGCCACCATGGCGTGGATCAAAGAAAAATTTCTCGAGTTTCCATGCGCGACCAGGGTGTGCATCCGCGAGGGCTCGTGCTGCCGCTGCAATCCGGATTGTGAGTGCAGCCAGGATTGTGGTTGTAAAAATTGCGGAAACAACATGAATTTTTACGTGATGTTCGACACCGCGTTTCCTTGCGGCATTCCTCCGCAGAACATTGTCGACGACATCACCAAATGGATGTTTGGCGAGCACCAGGGCTACGGCGAGGGCCAGGTCGAGATCGGTGTCTGCGGCCAGGTGTTCATGCCCAAGCCGTTACCGGTGAACGTCATCATCGACATCGCCGGCTGTCCGAGCGTGGCGCAGAAGCAGCTGATCGAGAATGACATCCGCGCGCTATTCCAGCGGATCTGCCCGTCGATACCACTGTGCGCCAAGCAGATCGAGCTGATCATCGCAGCTGTGATCGGCGCCGAGATCAACGCCGCGGCCCGGTTCGAGATACCAGGCTACGAGGACAAGAAGCCGCCGTATCCCCGCGAGCTGGTCTACATCAATGAGGGTTGCTGCATTGAGCCGGAGTGCGACGTCCTGCCGTGCATCAACGAGGTGAGCTTCAACTTACCGCAGACCGGACTACCCTGCTGATGACCGACACCTATGAATATATGGAGCGGCTCGGCATCGAGAATGTGCTGACCGCCGACGGTTGCCAGGACGTCAAGCATAACGATTGGTACTATTGCTGCGCACCACCGCTGTGCGGAAATGACCTCTGCTGCACGTTCGTCAATTTCTTCCAGCTACTGCCGTCCGGGCCACTGTGGGACCATTGGAAGCGCAAGGCGATCGAGTACTTCCAGGTCAGCGACGACGTCTCGCAATGTCCGCTGGTCAAAGATCCAAACTGCCCGTCGCTGATCTTGCATTCGATCTATACCGTGTTGAAGCTGCGATCTTACGTCCACGGTCCGCTCTGGGTCGCGCTGCGTGAGTCAAATCCCTATACCGCCATCACAACTATCGACAATCACTTGGAACAGTTGAAGTGGGAAGACTGCTATCTGCAGCATTGCCGCGCCGTTCTGCTCGGTGACATCACGCCGTACGAGATCCACACTGAGTGCGGACCAGTCTTTTGCCCGCCCGGATTTTCCGATGAGCTTCTCTGTGCGATCAAGCGCAACATTGCGATCGCGCTGACTAGGGCGCAGATGGGCGTGATCAAGAACCTGTGCGGGCTGAACTGGGTGATCGAGCCGCTCGGGGCGAAGCTCACTGCGAAATATCCGCCGCATCCGGATCAGAGTCCACCGCTCAATCCGCTCGAACCTTGCGACTCTCCGTGCGACCGGAGCGAGATCGCGTTCGAGATTTGCTACACGCAGGATTGGATCTACGGTTGCGATGACGGCGACGTCTGCACGACGCAAGAACTGCCGCCAAAGATCCAAGCTTACTGGGATCGAGCTTGCGATACCGCTGCTGGACTACCGGCGCGGATTTGGCCTGGGGTTCTCGCGGCGGAATGTATCGTTCGCTCGATGCTTCCATCGAACTGCCCTAACAACATCTTCAGGTGCTGCTGATGGCTACGAGCACAGGCATTCTCCCTAGTCTCGTTACCGGCGGTGCAGTCGTCTATCGCGATGCTGCCGGCGTCGCGCTCAATCCTGTTGACGTCACCAATGCCTATGCGCCGCCGCCAACCTTCATCTCGACGTGTGAACTTACGGCGCTGCCGACGACCTGCGAAGCGCGAATCGAGCCGGGGCAGATCAACGCCATCGTTTCTGAATTGATCGCGCTTGCCGAATGCTTTGACCCGAACGGTCCGTGGAATTGCGCCTCAGTACAGAACCTGTGCACGGCCTTCACTTGGTGGGCGGCGAATGGCCAGCACATAAACGTGCAGCCGCCGGAACTGGCTGGTGACGGTAGCGCGGCGGACCCAGTTAGACTCGTCGAAGTCGACGGTGGGGAATACTTCTGATGGCACAGAAAATTCGAATCCATCGTACGGCAGCACCGAACAAGCCACCGACCAATCTTGATCCAGGTGAACTTTCCATCGAGATGCGCAACCCCACTCGGCTGTGGGTTGGCGTGCCGACAGATATTGATCCCTCTGGCAAGAAACTGTTGCTCGACGTCACTGCGGTTCACGCCGCAACTGCGGCTACTACGCAAGAGCCACCGTCTAACCCGAATCAGGGCGCACTTTGGTACGAGACTGACACCGGAATTCTTTGGCTATATTATGATGATGGAAATACTCAGCAGTGGGTCCAAGTCAACGGCGTAAGCGTCACTGGCGGCGGCATCCCACTCGGAAACGTCGTCGGCCCGATCACGGCGGCTGCTGGTAACGTCGCGCTCTTCGCTGATACGTCGGGTAAAGTTCTGCTGGACGGTGGCCCAGCAGCGTCCGGCAATGTTGTCGGTCCGGCGTCGTCTGTCGCAGATCATATTGCGGTATTCGCCGGCGCGACCGGTAAGGTGCTCAAGGACAGCGGCGTGGTGCCGGTCCTGTTTGCGGCCGGCACCGCGATGATATTCGCGAATGCGGCTGCACCGGTCGGGTGGACGAAACGCACCGACGTCAACAATAAAGCTCTGCGCGTCATTACTGGAACAACTGGCGGTGCGTTGGCCGGTTCTGTTGCGTTCTCGACGCTGTTTGGCAGGACCGGTACCGATACAACTACGCTAGTGGCTGCAACGGTCCCGCAGACCTATGCGGGTGTACTCGGTGTTAACAAGGCTGGTTCAAGTAGTCCGCCGATATCGTCCGTTTCCAGTGATTCATTCTGGGGCGGCGGTACCGATTATGAATTCAGCTTCACCAAGTACATCTATAACAACGGTGCCGGCCTTGCGCACAGCCACAACATTGATATGCGCGTCGCTTACGTCGACGTCATCATCGCAACAAAGGACTGAGTCAATGGCGCACTACACCGTCATGAACGTAGACAACATGGTTGGCGTCAATTCCGAGTTTCGCCCGGTCGATTGCTCCAGCCTGCCGTCCTACTTCCATGCGCTGCAATGGTACGGCAACTCCACGCCGCCCTACGGTGAGATCGAGTACGCCACCGATGCACAAGGCAGGAAGATGCCGAACACGCGCTTCTCCGACTTCACGCCGTATCAGTATCTGATCGACGCCTGGAACGCTTACGTCCCGCCAGAAACACAGATGACGCCGAAGCCATGAGCAAGCCTCCGATCGCCGATAAGGGCACGATTTGCCCGCTGCACAAGCAGGACGTTTCCAAGGTCTGTCACAAGTGTCCTTGGTACATTCTCGTGCGCGGCAAGCACCCGCAGTCGGAGGAGCACATCGACCAATGGGGCTGCGCCGTGCAGTTCCTGCCGATGCTGCTGATCGAGGGCGCGCAGCAGAGCCGCCAGACCGGCGCTGCGGTCGAGAGCTTCCGCAACGTATTCGCCGAAGCTGGAAACAATATGCTTTCGCTGATGCACGGTGGCGGCAGCAGCGGCGGTGGCGTTCCGCTGCCGCGACAGATCAAGTGAGGCGATAATGGTCGCGATTGATTTTCCCGCCTCCCCGGCACTCGGCCAAGAGTTCATAGCGGCCGGCATCCGGTATGCGTGGAATGGCTACGGCTGGGTTGTCGTCCCTGCGGCTGCAGATTCGGGCGAAACGTGGGTGCTGATCAGCGGCGACACGATGTACGGCGACCTGATCATCCACAAAGGCGATCCGCGATTCACGGTAAACAAGAATGGGTCCGGCGAGCTAGCCGCGCTCATCGGTCAGACCAACAGTTTAATGCGATGGCAGATCGATCTCGGCGATCGGACTGTGGAAGCAGGCGGTAACAGCGGCTCCGACTTTGTCATCGAGGCCTATAACGACAGCGGCATTCTCTCGAGCACGCCAATCCGGATTAATCGCTCGACCGGGCTAGTCACTGTTGTAGCTGATCCTGTTGTGCCGCTTGGCGTGGCGACCAAACAGTATGTCGACAACAATTCTGGAGTGAAACTAGCGACGGCGGCGGAAGCGCGTGCTGGCACAATTGACACCAAGGCCATCTCGCCTCTGACACATACCAAATCTCATACGCCAGCATTTCGTGGGGTGAGCAGCGGGATGTACGTGGGAGTTAATTCGTACACTGCGATCACCAACTTCGCAGAAGATTTAGACACGGACAATCGCTTTAACAGCACCTACTTTCAACCGAACGTACCGGGTTGGTACGAGATCGGCGGCATGATTAGCATTCCTACGATCGGAGCGAACTACGTCGGATGCATGATTTGGTTGAACGGCAACCCGACGATTTATAACCAGATATTGCAGCAGAGCAACACGCAAACGGTCACTGTGAATGTTGCCGGTATTATCAAATTCAACGGCACCTCAGATTATACCGAACTCGTTGGAATTTCCGATCATCCGATCGGACGCTTCAACAATGCTGTCTTTTACGGGCACAGGTTGTTCCCATGACATATCCCTGCATCGGCGCATGGCACAAGGGCGACGGCACCGCGTCCACGCATAGAGGAGCCGTGCTGGTATGGCCGAAGGAGATCGAGTCGGCGCTTCGCAACGCGAGCACGGCAGAAGTCGAATCGATCAATTCGATGATGCTCTGTGCGCAGTGTCAGCGCATGCTGACCGATCCGAAGCCGGACCCAAAAGCGACTGAGCTACAGCGACAGATGAAGTCGATGAAGCCTACCGGAAAAAACCCAGCGTTAGATTACGATCATACGCAGTGGTGTTTTCTGTCTCCAGCGCCAGACACGATTAGCGACGAACGGGAGTAACTCCATTGACTGCAATGCATCCCGACTCTGGCGTACCGTGGACCGACGCCAAGAACAGCATTCCCAGCGACATCGAGCAGTCGCTGCAGAACTGTAATGAACTCTGGTACTCGACCTCCCGTTGTCAGCCGCGGTTTGATCCGGCGGCGGCGAACGCCATGCTCGCTGAGTTGATCAATCTGATTAACAAAGGTGAAGTCACCTACGATTGTAGTGTGCTTGATCAGGTGCAGTTATCGGCACGCTATCTGATCCAGAGAGGCCTCCCGCGCGGAGGATGTATGACAGGAGGTCCTGGGACTTATGCACTGGCTCTCGATCCACCCGCCACACGCTACAACGACTTCATGACGCTGACGGTCATTCCGAACACCGACAATAACGGAGCGGTTTATCTGAACGTCGACGGTTTGGGCACCCGTCCGGTGCTGCGCAACGATGGCCAGCCGATGAAGACCGGCGACTTGCTGGCCAACATTCCAGTTCAGATTATGTACAAGGGCGTTCTCTGTGGCGGCGGCACGGAAGGCTGGTACATCACCGGCACGGTCGCCTCACAGTTTGGATTCCCGCAGCAGGCTCGTTTCGAGACACCCGGAAATTACACTTGGTATGTGCCTGCTGGCGTCCATTCGATCCTGGGTGAAGTCTATGGCGGTGGCGGCGCCGGCGGCACCGCGATGGTCACCTACAACGGTGGCGCGGGCGGTGGCGGCTCTGGCTACGCGCGAGAGTATATCGCAGTCACTCCAGGGTCTGCACTGTCTGTCACCGTCGCCGCAGGCGGGCTTTCTGGTGCTGCTGGCACGGTGACCAACGGCGGCAGCGGCGGCACAAGCTATTTCGCTAGCACGATCATGGCGACCGGCGGCGGTGGAGGTATGGCTGGCTCTGTTGAGTACCCAGGCACGCCTTCTCTGTCGATTCCGGGCATGGGCTACGGCGGCGACATCAATCTGCAAGGTGCGTACGGTTCGTCGGGCGCGTCAGGCACCAATCTCGCCGGCGGCTACACCGGCTACGGCGGCCTCGGCGGCATGTCTCCAGGGCCTGAAGGTGGCGCCGGTGGCGGTATGTCGACCGGCTCATCGATGCCTGGTGTCGGCTTCGGCGCCGGCGGATCGGGCGGCGGTTCGGCCGCAGGCATCAACTCACCGGGCGGCAATGGCCACGACGGCGCGGTCATCATCACGTACTTCGGATAGGTGCGAATTATGCGAGTCATCATCGAACGTGGCATCGTCAAAGACATCGTTGACGGCATGCCGCTGCCGGATCCATTGCCGGCGGGGTTGGTCATCGTCGACGCTCCGCCCAACGTGAAACCGGGCTGGGGCTACAACGGCAGTCTGTTCAAGATGCCGACGGCAACGGGCGAGATCGATCCGCCGCATCCGAACCATCGCAACGCGCAAAGAGCGAAGCAGGATTTGACGTTGTCGGAACGGGCGATCTCACATTTCTACGAAATGGCGACGCCGGTTACGCAGGATTGGATCACGTATCGAGCGACGCTGCGCAGCATCATCCAGCTTGAGAACGATCAGTCGTCGCCACCGATGACGGTCCCGCCGCGGCCGCCGCTGCCTGCTGGGATGATCGAACCCGGGCTCTGATGTGTCCGAAGACTTCAATATATCGGGCGAGCCTGGTAACGACGTCCACCTCAACCCGGGCGCTGGCGGCTCGCTCGTTCTTGATCCCGGCACCGGCACTCAAACGCGCACGTTCGTCGGCCGGGACAACGGCTATCTGAATCTGCCGCACAAGGGTCCTCCGCCGGCACCAATCAACGGTGACGTCTGGACAACGCCGGCAGGCATGTTCACCCGCATCAGCGGCACGACCGTCGGCCCTCTGGGCACCGGCGGCACCGGTGGCGGTGGTGGCGAGCAAGGACCGCCAGGGCCGGCTGGCCCAACGGGGCCGCAAGGGCCTCCTGGCGCAACCGGTCCAGCCGGACCGGCTGGTCCAGCTTCGAGCGTGCCGGGGCCAGCTGGTCCCATGGGCCCGCAAGGTCCGAAAGGCGACACCGGCGCTGCAAGCACCGTTCCCGGGCCAGCGGGGCCTCCTGGTGCGACCGGCGCGCAGGGTCCGAAGGGTGACACCGGCGCGGCCTCGACCGTCCCAGGGCCCGCGGGGCCGACTGGTCCGAAGGGCGACACCGGTGCGCAGGGCGCGCAGGGCCCGCAGGGCGTCGAGGGACCGCAGGGTGTCGCCGGCACCGGCATCACGATGCAAGGGTCGGTCGCCACCTCGGGCGATCTGCCGGCAAGCGGCAATACCCAAGGCGACGCCTACATCGTGCAGGCGGACGATAGCCTGTGGATCTGGGACGGCACCGCGTGGGTGTCGGGTGGCTCGATCCAAGGCCCGCCGGGTTCGCAGGGTCCGCAAGGTCCGCAAGGTGTGGCGGGTCCGCAGGGACCACAAGGCGTTCCCGGATCTACGGGTCCGCAGGGCGACACCGGCCCGCAGGGTCCGATCGGTCCGGCGGGGCCGACAGGTACCGGTGCCGGAGCCGCGACCGGATTCTCCGCTCACAAATCCGCCGACCAGACCGTCACCAGCGCGACCTGGACCAAGCTCGCGTTCGCGACGACCGGCTACAACAACGGCAACTTTTTCAACACAAGCTCGAGTCGCTGGACGCCGCCAGCCGGCGAGACGACGTTTGTGGCGTCGGCATTCGCCACTGGGCTGGCGATCGGCAGCAACCTGTTCATTGCGATCTACAAGAACGGAACGCTATTCAAGTTCGCGACCAGCAACACCACCGACGGCTTCGCGCATATCGTCTGCAACGACAACGCCGGCGGCACCGATTACTACGAGGCGTGGATCAACGGGCAGGCGATCGGCGCGAGCTTCATCGTGCCGACCGGAAGCAATGACGGCATTTACTTCCAAGGTTTCCAGGCGAAAGGCCCGCCAGGTCCAGCCGGTCCACCCGGCGCTGACGGAGTAAACGACGGCGACAAAGGCGACATCACTGCCAGTGGTGGCGGCACCGTCTGGACGATCGACAACAACGCCGTCACCTACGCCAAGCTGCAGGACATCAGCGCGAGCGGACGCGTACTTGCGCGCAAGAGCGCCGGCGCGGGTGACACGGAAGAGGCGACGCTTAGCGAGATCCTCGACTTCATCGGTTCGGCGGCGCGCGGCGACATTCTGTTTCGTGGCAACACCGGCTGGCAACGGCTTCCCGCTGGCACAGACGGAGGTGTTCTCACCACGCATGGTGTCGGTGCCGATCCAACGTGGACCGCACCGACGGCCGGCGGTGGCGGCAAGCAGACGATCTGGGTGCCGGCTGGGGCGATCGTGTCGCGTGCAAGTAACGGCGCGGCTCCCGGCACGATGGAGACGACGACCAATAAGAATATGGTGCGGACGCTCGATTACGACGGCGCGACACAGGAGTTCGCGCAGTTCGAAATCGCAATGCCGAAGTCGTGGGACGAAGGCACCCTCACGTTCATTCCAATCTGGTCCCATGCAGCGACGACCACGAACTTTGGTGTGCAGTGGGCGCTGCAGGCGCTTGCACGCAGCGACGGGGATGCGATCGACGCGGCGTTCGGTACCGAACAGACCTCGACCGATACCGGCGGAACGACCAACGTGCAGTACACCGCGCCGGAGTCGGCGGCGATCACGATCGGCGGCTCGCCCGTCGAAAACGACGTCGTGCTGTTTCAGATCAAGCGCAATCCGGCGGCCGCGGCGGACACGCTCGCAGTCGATGCCCGCCTGCACGGCGTCAAAATTTTCTACACGACCAACGCCGGGTCCGACGCCTGATGCTGCGGGTCAATCCTCTCATCCTGCCATCCGGCGGAAGCCTCAACGACTTCCCGGTTGGTGCCGGTTGCTTTCGTGGCGATCAATATCTCAATCGTGGCGCTGATCTGACCGGCAATGCCAACAGCAAGGTCTGCACGCTTTCGTTCTGGTTCAAGTACGGCTCTTGGGGTGCGAGAGGAGTTATCCATGAGTTCGGCGGCGCTTGGAATTCGGTTTATTTTGACACTGACGACAGGATTACTTTCGTCGCCAACGATGTGTCTGGCAGTCTCGCTCCGGTCTACATGAAATCCAGTGTGGTCCCGCGCGATCACGTTTGGCATCACTACGTCTTCGCGTTTTCGTTAGGCACAACAAACATAACTCGATGCTATGTCGATGGCGTCAATGTGCCTGGTGCCAATCAAAGTGCTCCGACAAACACGGTCATTGGCTGGGCGGGGCGCGGTGCTTACATCCTCGGCCGTTCGTATGACACGGACACCTATTATCAAGTTGGCAGCTTGGCCGAGTTCTATTTCAACAACAAAGAATTTGTTGACGTATCGATCCCGTCCAACATGGCGAAGTTTCGCAATGCCGCCGGCAAGCCTGTCAATCTCGGGCCGGATGGTTCATGGGTGACCGGCAACAAGCCGATCGTCTACTTCCGGTATGATCCGTTCAAAGACCCAAACACGAACAGCTTCAGAATTAATCGCGGCAGCGACGGTGCCACCTTCGGCTTACGACAAAGCCCGTTGTACCGTGAGCCGACTCCTCCCGGCTTGCCGTGGGTCGATGTCTACGGAACGACGCCTTACTCCGAGAGCGTCGGCTGGGCTGGCTACACGTTAAGGCAAGTCATCAACGTGGCGGGCATGGTCAATGTGCCGCTCGGACAGACACAGGTGCGCGTCACCGTTGCAGGCTCTCCTGCCAACGGTGCTGCAACTTGGAACAAGATGTACATCGGGCATCAATACGGCCCGGAATGTCAGGCGTCCGATCTCACGCAACTGTTCTTCAACGGCGGCTCTCCGGGTGGGACTGCTCCGCAAGCTGGCTCTCTGATTTCCGATGCAGCTAATTGGACTTGGAACCGCACCAACAAAGTCATCTTGACTACGTATTTCCCATCGGCTGGAGCAACAGTGTACGGCCTCAACTACAACACGCAGCTTTATTATTCCACCGGCGATTATGCCGATTGGCTGGACACAACGGGCTACTACGCAGGGTCTGCACAGTACACTCATCTCTGGATGGGCATCGAGATGATATGACCAAATTCTCGACCGAGAAATTGGCTCCACTCGATGCGCCACTGTTCACTGGCGACGCGCGGGCTGTCACAGCCGCACCCGGCGATTCGGATACCAGCGTTGCGACGACAGCATTCGTTGCCGCATCCGGTGGCGGTTTCACGACGGGCGATGCGAAGCTCACACTCAAAACCGTGGCCGATGCCGGTTGGGTGCTGATGAACGATGGCACCATCGGCGATGCAACGTCCGGTGCCACTACGCGAGCCAATGCTGATTGTCAGGCGTTGTTCGTTCTGATGTGGACGAACATGAGCAATGCTTGGTGCCCTGTTCTTCCCGGTGGGCGCGGCGCTACTGCGTTGGCTGATTTCAACGCGCATAAGACGTTGTTGATGCCGTATCAGCTGGGGCGGTCCATTGCGATTGCTGGTGTTGGTTCTGGCTTAACGTCTCGAGTTCTCGGATCACTGGCTGGCGCTGAAACAGAGTCACCGACCATTGGCAAGACCGCTTCACACAACCACAGCATGGGACACGGTGCGATTCTGGTAGATGGAGGCGCGACTTATACCGGCCTTGCGCTACTGTCACCAAGCTACACGCTTTACACCAATAATCAGGGCGGTGACGCGCCGCTCAACATCCTCGATCCCACAAGCTACTGGAACGTGATGATCAAGTTATGAAACAGGTGCATCAGCATCCAGATGGAATGGTTTTTGTTCGTGTTGACGGCGCGACGTATGGCGACACACCGGACAATTTTTTGTCCGACTTTGGCTTTCTGTTGCCAGAGTTACCAGAGGGCATGAACGAGCGCATCTACGATCAGAACCGCCGTCATGTGTTCGCGGGCGAGAACGACACCGGCGCTATCACCAGCGGCGGCGAGATGCCGTGGCCACTAGGCGACAGGGCCATCCTCGACATCGAGGCTGGCTTGAGTTCGCAGGCTGCGCGCAGAGTGGCCGAAGAAGCGGCCAAGCCGCCGGCTCCAAAGCCTGGACCATCGCAACGCGATCTCATCGCATTCGATCACGAGAACCGGCTCCGCGCCTTGGAAGGCAAGCCGGCAATATCTGCCAGCGACTTCTTCATTGGGAAGAAGATCTAGCGGGTGCGCCCGCCATACATCTCGGTTTCGGAAATGATCATGAAGCGCGAATGGCTGTGGGCCATCCTGGCGTTGGCGATCGCAATCGTGTTGGCCTACGTCCTTGTGAGCATGTCAGCGGACGCTCAGTCCAAGGTCAGCGTTTGTGTGACGCCAGAGCAGCGGGATCACATTCGAGACGTAATGCTTAAGGCAATTGATAGAGCGCTCGACGAACAGGTCGGCAAGCTGTTTGCAAACTGGGTAGTGGATAGTACCGAACAGCCGAAGCGAGCGCAGGTTGGAACGAACAATTCTCTTAAGGCATACATCGTAGCCAAGGCTAACATCTTGGCATGGGACCCAGCGGAGTGTGCCGCTAGCTTCCAGCTTCAGTCTGCCGACGCTAGACCGTGGCGCTAGAGAATCGACATGCGAAAGGAAACCGTGACATGGCCATCCTCGTAAGTTGTTCGCAAGGTTGTGCGGCAGCGATTCCGATGCCGGGATATCCGCCGGGCTTCGTACCGGCCGCGACGGCGGCTACATCATCGACTGCAAGAAAGGATGATAATCGGCCGCGTTGACGCTGCGGGTGATCTTAACCAAGAAGGAGAAGTGACATGGCTAACGAAGATACCAATCAGGATACCGAGCGTGATCAGAAGATCAAAGAAGAATACGACGAGCTGATCCGCCGCGGCACCCACGACACCGCAAGCGCCACCAACGCGCTTTCGATCCAGTACAGACTCAGCTCGGAAAAGATCCACGCCATAGTGGGGCCGCAGCCGAAACCAGAAGAGGACAGAGACACCCATGCCTCTCAAGAAAGGCAAGTCCGCCGAGACGATTAGCTCAAACATTAGAAAGTTGCGCCACGAAGGCCGCCCGCAGAAGCAGGCGGTCGCGATCTCGATGCGGACCGCGGGCAAGGCAAAACCGCGGGGCAAGAAATAGGTCTCGCGAGACCCTGCGCCGGGCAGGTTAGCGCAAAGTAAGGCGCCCCGGCACACTCCTGAGAGGAGGCGACCATGGGTGCGAATATCTGGTTTTGGCTACTCTTTGTTATCACGCTGGTCTTCGGAATCTGGGGCATGAATCCGTGGCGACCAGCCAATCAACCGTGGGCACCGTTTGGTGGCTGGCTGATCCTGTTCATTCTAATCGGCATCCTCGGCTGGGGAGTATTCGGCTCCCCAATACGATAGAGCAGGCGGCCGCTATCGATCGCCGCCGATCTCGGTGCCCGAGCTGCCGCCCACCCCAGACATCATGGTTCCGAAGCGATGAGCCACGCCCTTGCAATCCTGGGCGTGGTTTTTTGTGTCGGCAGCGCGCAGGCCGGCGAAAGCCACAGCCTCTACGATGTCAACGGAAACTACGCTGGCAGCCTGGTGACTGCAGGCGGCAAGACGTCGTACTTCACACGCGAAGGTTGGTTAATTCGAAAAGATGACGTGAAGAGCGAGCGTCACGCGGGGGCACGGGGCTTACGCTCTTCACGATCGAGCCGCCCTTATCGACGGCCTCGAACTCGTTAACGATTTTCGTTGGGGTTCGGCCGCGGCGGCTGCGGGCCACCCGGCTGATGATCCTTATTCGGATCGTTTTCCTTGTCCGGATTCGGCTCCGGCATCGGCTGCGGTTGGCGCGGCGGCGTCGGATTGGGGTTGTTTTGCGGATTCGTCGGCATCATGTGCCTCCTGTTGCAGAGTGACAATTCCGCAACAGCCGGCAAGTTCCAGGAGGCCCAAATGGCCACTGATTTCCTAGCGATTTGCTTTCAGGTCGGGATGTTCGCGTTGACCTTCGGACTGATGCTCGCCGGCTACGCCTGGCTGGTGACGTGACGAAAGCTCCGGCCGCAGGATAGGGTCGCAGACCGCGTTGATCTCCGAGTTGTAGTGCGCCGGGTTGTCGTTGATGCCGTCGATGCGCTGGATGGCGGCGAACAGCTTCTCAATTTCGGCTTGTGCCTCTTTATATTTCTCATGCCATCGCTGGGCGCTCGCCCAACACTCGCTCTCTGCTTCGGTCACGGCTTGGGCTCCAGGGCGCGGTTAGCGATGTGCCACGCTTCGGTGCTTGTCCCGACAACGGAACGGATTTTTATCAGCTCCGTCCGCAGCCGATCGTTGTCGGCTTCCAGCTTCTCGCATTTATCCAACAGTCTCCCGTATGCTCGCTCGCTCACGGCTTTGGCTCCACGGCGCGGCGGCCATTAGCAATGGCCTGCGCGATGTCGTGAACTAACTCGTCCCAGCCCTCTATATCTGTCCAGCCGAATTGCTGGCCAAGATGCCGTGCGTCATCCATATCTCGCCTTGTGACCAGCGTAGACTGTAGTCGCTCTGTCTCGGCCTGTGCCCTCTCCGCGCGCTGCAGATGGGCATTGCGGTCCATCGCAAGTCGCTCGATCTCGATGGCGGCGTCCCGCCGAACATCGTGGTATTCGTCCATGTCGTCGGGGTCTAACAGCCGTTTAACGATGTCGGTCACGGCTTGGGCTCCGCGCGGCGCTTTGGTTTATGCCACGGCCGCAATAGCCGGATGCGCGTAGCTGGGACAACATCCCGCATCTCGCCGGAATGACGATTGCGCTGATGGAGAAACATCCCATCGTCGTCTACCGTCTCCCAGCCAAGACCGAGCAAAGCTAACATTAGCCCCCACCACTTCGGCCGCTCGACGATGTCGGTCATAGCTTGGGCTCCCGGGCGCGGCGGGCCATCTGAAGACCGGCGCGAATGCCGAAGCAAACAAGCGCAAGCTCTTTGGTGCGCGCCTCTTCCATTGCCTTTGTCCAAAATGCAATCTCTTCATCGAGGCTCATGGCTTTGGCTCCAGTGCGCGGCAGACCTCGGCTGTGATCGCATTGTATTCCTCAAGCGAGAGGCCGGACCCTTCGAAACTTCGTGCGGTTGCGTAAACCCAGCGCCGCAGTCGCTCGTTATCAGAACGCAGCTGGCCGACTCCGGCCAGCAGATCGGGCAACAGGAAACCGATGTCGGTCACGCCGGTTGTTTTTCCGGCACCTTCACCAGCTCCGGTGTTGGCTCGCTCATTCTCGTGGCGTAGCTCCGCGATGGTTTTGATGTGGCGATCGGCTTCAGCCAACAGCTCCCGAAAACCCTTACAGGGCTCGGCGCCGTCCGGCATCATGCAATCAGGAAGATGTGGCGTCATGCGTGCCCCGTCAGATCCGGCTGGCCCTCGAATCGCTTGAGCTGCTCCTTGAGCATGGCCACGACGTCGCCGCGGTTCGCATTGCTGATGTAGTTGCAGCGGCCACCGTGGTCCTCGAACGGAAACACCATCAGCACGAACCCGGTGTGCTTTGGCCGATCTGGGCCATTGAAGAATCCGTCGAGCTTCTTCGCCAGCTCGTTCATCATGTCGCGGTGCTTCAGCTCGATCGGCGCGTCGCCTAACGTATGTTTCTGGGTGGTCATGATTTATTCTCCAGCAGAAAACGAAGTCGTTCGATCTCGATCCGATCATATTTACGAAGCTCTCGGCAGGTTTCGACTTGCTCTTTCAGGCGTGCGATCTCGGACCGCAGTAGCACGGCATCGGCACGAACATCTGCCAACTCCTCCTCTAGCCGCTCGATCTTGGCCTCGTTCTCAATTCGCTCTGAGACTAAACAACTGTTCTCCTCGCGCAGTCGCTCGATCTCGGTTTCCAACTTGTACTGCTTGATCTCGTTATGAGTCATGGCTTGTGTTCCAAGACGCGGTCGATATCATCCACCAGTCCGGTTGCTCCTGCATCCCGTACATGAGAGCGAGCCTCCTTAAGCAGCGCCGTCAGCTGCTCAATCTTAGCCCGCAAATCGACGACATGTCCGAGTACGGCTCGTAGTTCGTCGGTCATGACTTGGCCTCTAGCGCGTCGCGCGCGATCTTGCCGACGCCTTCGATAACGTGGCGCATGGCATGGGCGCTGATCGCGTCGAGGGTCATGCCACCGGCTTCCAACAATTCGCGGGCACGCTTCAGATCCGGCTCCGGAAATATCTCCAGCGGGTAAGCACGGCTCCATTGCTCGATCTGCTCTAACGCCGCCTCTAGCCACTCGATCCTGTCGGCCTTGGTCGGTCGTGATTTGCGCGGCGCCATCCTCTTCCGGTCGGTCGGTTTAAAATCGTCTCCGGTCATAAAACCTCCTCGGGGCGTACCGTGAACGGGGTCAGCACAATGTATTAGCGAGGTTAAGTTCACGGAATGTCCATCGAAAAGGTTAACGATAGCCCTGGCTACAAGCCGGGGCTTTTTGTTTCTGCCAGCCATTCGACCGAGCGGCGGACCACGCGGTCAACGGCCGCGGGCACGGCAGGGCCGTTCATCACCACCTCAATGGCGCAGTCGCCAGCCTCGCAGTCCGGATGTACCGCAGTCAGGCTGGCGTGCCCGGTAGTCAACTCCTCGCATTCGTAGCAACCGCCGGCAGCAATGAACTGCTCGGCCAACTGCTCGATCTCGGGCGGTCGCTCGACCTCGACAGGGCGGCGCTCACTGTCCGGGCGCAAATACTGTGTGAACGGAATCATCAATCCATCCTGCAGACTTCGAAGCTCCGATCCGGCTGAATGATCGCCACCCAATCGTGCGGGTAAAGCAGGATCAGCTCGCTCCGCAGCTGAGTCTTCGCTAGCGGCCGCATCGGCGGGTCGCCGGGGTAAGACAGCGAGTTGTCACCGTGCAGCGTGAATCCCGGCATCGGATCCCAGCCGCCGCCGTGCTGATAGCCGCTGTCGAACTGCTCGCGCGCCGGCCGCTGGTCGAACGCGCTGAGCATGTGGGGCAAATACGGCCCAAGATTTCTGAGATCGTACTGCCGATCCAATGAGACCCAGGTCATCATGAGCAGCTCGTCTTGACCACGGAGCCGGAACGATAGCTCCGGCAGTTGGTATTGAGGGCCCGCGGGTTGCTAGTGTTGGAGCAGACCGTGCGGGTTTCGTTACCGCTTTTGTAGGTCCGGCAATCCTGGCCGGCGTAGGCCAGGCTCGGAGCTGATACGGCGAGAACTAGGAGAAGAGTTTTCATGGAGGCGTTCCTTTTTCATTCGTAGT